GCCGTCATGCTGGCGGTCATCCTGGTGAGGGTCACCCTCGACAGGGAAGGATGGTAGCCCCGGCCGATTTCACGATTTCCACGGTATAATGTAGGGGGCCAAGGCAAATCGGGACGCCTAACCGCCTACGGGCGCGGGTGGCGAAAATCCGGGCCTTGGCCTTTTTGACTTCTATGGGCAGGATCAGGGATTTATCAGGGCAAAAATTCGGCAGGCTGACCGTGCGGGAACGCCTCCCTGAACTAGACAATTACAGCCGTGTAGTCTGGGTTGTGGAGTGCGAGTGCGGCCGTAAAAAGCCCATGAGCAGCAACAACATCGTCAGAGGCGCGGTTAGTTGCGGTGAGGATGGCTGCCGTGGCCTGCCTCCCGGCCTCGCGCTGAGGAACCACGTTCTCCTGCGGTACAAAAAGAGCGCAGAAAAGTTTGGACGGGCCTGGGAGCTGAGCGGCGCACAGTTTGACGCGCTGATCGCGGACAACTGCCACTACTGCGGCGTCCCGCCCAACACAACGTTTTCAAACGGCAAGATGCGCGGGTCTCTCACCTACAACGGCATAGACCGCAAGGACAACGCTCTCGGGTACGTCGAGTTCAACGTGGTGACCTGCTGCAAAATCTGCAACCGAGCCAAACTAGGCATGACGTATGAGGCGTTCAAGGCCTACATCGCGGCGGTGCGGTTCTACGGTCAAACGAGGGCCTCCCATGCTTGATCCAAACGTTGAAGAGATTAGGGTTCTGAATTCTGAGAACAACACCAACTACTACCTGTACGTCCGCAGGGACCGCATAAGGGCCTTCTACGACTTCGTCTTGGCCGACAGGCAGACCGCCCCGGCGGCCCAGGTCGCCATGCCGGGGCTCAGCGGCCCGGCGATCGCGGGCCTGGACGCCATCTTCGACCGCCGCCCGTTCAAGTTCCCGGCCCACGACCTGCTCAAGTGGTTCAGGGACAGCCAGAAGGCGTACCTCGGCGAGTACCCGAACCCGACCATCACGACGCAGGAGATAGAGAAGGCGCTGGAGCGTTTCTCCGCCGCCTACCCTCCGGACGTCTCGGCGGGGCGGCCAGCATGATCTACCACCAGAGGATCAGGGTCATCCAGCGCGACCTCGTGATGGGCCACAGGGACAAGCAGTCCTGCCTGGCCGACTTCGAGGCGCTTCTCCACGAGTACGGCCTGCTGCCGCCCGAAGAGGAGCTGGACAAGACCATCTCGGACGACAACTTCGTCGGCCTCCTCAAGCTCGCCCTCAACTACCGCGACCCCAAGCAGAACGCCCTGGACCAGCTCAAGGACATCAACCGCATGCTGGGCGGCACGGGGCTGGCGGACGCCCCAAGAGACTCGATCCTCGATTCCAACGCGGTCGACCCGTTCACCGGGATGCCGCACGCGGCCAACCTCGCCGGGATGATCAAGCGGAGGTGCCCAGTGTGCCAGAAGCAGGTCGCCGGGCTGTACAACCGCGTGCAGACGGCCGACACGCAGGTGCTCCCGATTGACCCGCCAAGGTGCGAGGAGTGCATGACCAAGTGGATGGAGAAAGAAGTCGGCTACTCCCTCCGCCCGAGGGACTCTCTCGTCACGGCCCCCGAGCCGACAGTCGAGAAGGACGCCAGCCCCGTCAAGGACTTCGCACCCGAGGAGGCGTACTTCTTCGCGCAGTTCGAGAGCCAGATGAAGGACTTCAAGCCCTGAACGGTGGTATTATAGGGGCATGAGCTTCTCAGGCTTCGTGCACTTCGTCTCCGCGCCCTCCCGCTGGTGGCGTCGCCCCCGCAACATCCAGGTCACGCTATGGCCCACGTGGCTCACGCAGGCGCTATGCCCGCACGAGCGCAAGGCGTTCTTCTCCGAGGTGGAGTTCTAATGGCGCTTGATCCTAAAAAAGCAATAAGAGTCGAAAGCCGTGGAAAAACGGGGAAAAAGGGTGTCCGTCGTAGCACGAAACGTTGGATATATTTTTATCAGTGCATTGAGTGCGGAAAGGAGATTGGGTATACCAAAGATCATTTGGTGGAACGAAGTGGTTGTTGCCGCAGTTGCGCTTCAAGAATATCTCGTCCTCGACCTAAAGGTCGTCCGTTTGGGTCGCTCTATAGTAGGGTGCTTAAATCGGCTTCAAATCGCAAATTGCCGTGCACACTAACTTATGAATCCTTTTTGAAATTCACGGACGTTTATAAATGCCATTATTGCGGGTCACCGATCCTGTGGTCTGAGTATGCAGGCAAAGGAAAAAGTCAAGCGTATAATCTTGACCGAAAAGACAACGAGTTAGGCTATACAGAGGATAATGTAGTTGTGTCTTGCGCCATCTGCGCTTGGATTAAAAACAGATTTCTTACATATCAGGACATGATGCTTTTGAGCCCGATTCTCAAACGCATCATTCCCGGAAAGAGTAGAAATGCAAAGTCCGCTACAGCAAATTCTTGAGGTTCTTTCCGCATCCGTCGTCGCTGGGGCGACAGGGGTGGAGCTTGACGATCAGTGTGCTGCGCTTATTCGGCTGCACGGTTGCAAACCAGCATTTCTCGGCTATAAACCCCCCAATTTTGGGGGACCTGAAGGATTTCCGAATGTTCTTTGTGTCTCCATCAACGATGAAGTCATTCATGGGATACCATCCACCCGAAAATTTGGGGAGGGTGACGTTGTGAAGTTAGACACAGGTCTAGAATTGCCAGACGGCGAGTTCGACGACGGCGCGATCACCGTGCTGGTCGGCAGCATAGACCCGAAGACGGGCCACATCCAGGGCTGCTCCTCCGTCGCCCGCAAGCTGGTCAGGGCCACGAGGGAGGCGCTGGAGGCGGGCGTCGCCCAGGCCACGGCGGGGAAGACCACGCACGACATCGCCAAGGCCGTCGAGGAGGTCGCCAAGAAGTACGACCTGCACGTGGTCCACGGCTACGGCGGGCACGGGATCGGCGAGCAGCTCCACATGGAGCCGCACATACCGAACGAGCTTGACGGCTCGCCCGAGAAGAAACTAGAGGCGGGGAAGCGCATCGCCATCGAGCCGATGTTCGCCTCCGCCAGCGCAGGGTTTACTTATGTAGCGAAAGATGGATGGACTGTCAAATTGCGTAATGGGGGATTAGCTGCCCATTTCGAACAAACGGTTGAAATCAAATGAAGGGAATTGTCTACGGTGTTAGAAACCTTGAGACGCGCAAAATTGAAAAGGTCGGTTCGACTGTCCGTCCTCTGATTAAACGAGCAGCAGGATACCGGAGACACGAATGGTTTCGCAATGGAAAGTACGAACTGATAGTTCTTCGTGTAGTAGAATACGATGACGAAAAATTTTTCCAAATTTATCTCAAAGCCGTAGAGAATTGTGAAATAGCTAGGCAGCACACTTGGGAAGAAGAGGGTGGGCGTAATCGCATTGCTCCCTTGATTCAGTGGATTGGAAGTCCCATGCTTGAGTCTGAGAAGGGACGTATTGGCGGACGCATCGGCATTCGTAAAATGACGAAAGAAACCCAGAGTCGGGCGGGAAAGATCGGAGGTAAGGTTTCCGGGCGGCACGCATCTGAAAGCGGGCAGATACAACAGGCGGGGATTTTAGGACGTAAGAAAAATATAGCGACTGGACAGCCTGCCCAACTTGGGAAGCGTAACGTCAAAAGCGGGCATTTAGCCAAGCTCAGAACTGTTGAGCATCAGAAGAGTGCCGGACGGAAGGGCGGAGTTCGTGGTGGACCCGCTGCTAATCATCTTCGTTGGCACGTTAAACGCGGTATTGTAAATTCAAATTGTGCTTTGTGCAACGGTGGACGCGCCGCACACTTTGAGGCGACCGTAACGATCAAGTGAAAAAGTGAAAAAGGTTCTGCACTACATCGCTATTCCCATCTGGCTTGTTCTGATCCCGGTCGGCGCGGCAATTGGCTGGCTCAAAGAGAACACATCCTTGGGCGGTGAAAGATGATGCACGACCCGAAAATAGAGATGTATGAGAAAGCAATGCCATTTTTGCGATCAGCCAGCCGTTGACTATATCGAGAACACGGACGGTAAACGCGAATGGCTCTGCGCCGCGCACTACGACCGCTGGTCTCGACTAGCCAAGCTGCTAGGCTGGAACCTGTTCAACAAAATCCATGAAGCCTAGCGCCGAAGTGTGGCATCTAATGGTCATGCGAGCAATGTTACTAACGTTACTTGCCATCTCCCTGCCTTCGGCGGCGAATGTCCCGGCGTACCGCAAGCCCCTCCCCCAGCCCATGTTCCAAACTGAGCGCAAGGTCGCCAATCGCGGAGGACGCTGGTACATGTCCCAGGACGGGCACGCCGTCTTCTGCTACGGGCCGACGATGATCGTCCCCGCCGGGAACGGTGACCTCCAGAAGGTCGCGACGTTCTGCCGTGGCGACCGCGTGATAGTCCCCCTCCATGACTGATAAAGCGACTTTCCGACCTCCCAGTATTAGACAGGGAGTCGGAATGTTCATCTACCCGGTCGTCAACCGCGCCACGGGGAAGTACTACGTCGGCCAGCACAAGGGCAGCGACCTTAAGAAGTACCTCCAGCAGAAGCTGAGCCACGCCAAGCGTGGGGAATCCAGCGGGTCTCATCTCTACAACTCCATGCGGAAACACGATCCTTCAGTGTGGAGCATCCACGCCCTTCTCTCTGAAGTCCAAACTAGGGCGGAGCTTGACGCCTATGAGCGCGACTTCATCGCTTTCCTCCGCTCCCGGGACCCCGGGCACGGGTACAACATCCAGCGCGGCGGAGAAGGGTTCACGGGTCCGCATTCCGAGGAGGCCCGCAAGAAGAACGCCCATCACAGGACAGGGCTGCAAACCTATTGCGCAGATTGCCACAACCTCCTCATGCGCGGCTGGAGAAAGGCACAATGAAATTGTGTGTAGAAACCCGGTAACCCGGTATTGGAGTTCATGCAGAACTCCGTCCCCAAATCGCCAGCCAAGCCCAAGCCAGGACACCCCCTCAACGCCAAGGCGCTCGCCGCCTACCACTCCGAGCTGAGACGCTACGAGAAGTCCCTCGTGGAGTACCAGCGGTTCCTTGAGTCCAGGGAGCGCGAGCTCGTCTCGTGGGAGGAGGCCCTGGAGGAGCGCGTCGACGGGCTGGATGAGGAAGACGACGACAACCCTTACGGCCCCGAGGAGTGCGAGTGCGGCCAGGAGGAGGCGCTGGGCGGCTGCGACTGCGAGGCGTGCGAGTCGTGGCGCTTCGCCCACAAGGCGACCGTCACGTACGAGAAAAGCGAGGCGAAGCAGCGGAACGCTCCCGCCGCGCCGACAGCCGGGGACGAGGTGGACTTCCTTGAGAGGATGTTCAAGCTGAAGGACAAAAGGAAATAACGATGCTTCAGAACTTGATCTCGCCGCTGTGCCTGCTGGCGGTCGCGTCTACCTACCTGATCTTCACCTATCTGTTCCTCGTCCGCAGGTTCACCGCCATCTCCGTCGCCATCGAGGGCCTGAGCCGCTGGAGCCTCGCCTGGAGGTTCCTGGTCGGCAAGCCCCTGCTCGACATCGACGGATACATCTCCGAGAAGGAAGCGGCCAACATCGCCTGCCACGGGCACAAGGAAGACCCGGCCCCCACCGCCAGCTGCGCCTGCAACATGCAGAAGCAGCCCTGAAGACACACTAAAGCCTCCGCGCAGGCGCACTTCTGCCAGCTACGGAGGCCCTGGTGTAGATACAGGATCACCTCCCTTAGTAGCTTGGCTGGATTGTGAAGCGCGATCTCCCGTAGGAACGCGTGGATGTTGAGGCGACTTGCTGGAAGGTCATAGGCTGAGATTCCTCCTCGGGATGCGGAAGCGAGTATTTAGTTGTGGAGCGGGCTTTCGCCCGCACTACCTAAAGGGACCCGTAGCGCGAAAATCGGCGGAGCTACCGGAGCGAGACGGGAAGGACGAAGCATGGGAACGGCAGAAGAGAACGACAGGCAGGACATCCTGAAGCGCGTCTTCGGGATGCTCAACGACAAGGTCCGCATCTACCAAATCCTGGAAGAGCGCGAGGTCCAGCGGGACGAGTTCGTGTACTGCCAGGTCATGTTCCAGATCGTGTTCGGGGACAAAGGGTTCGCCGACACGCTTGGGCCGACGTGGAACATGATCCACGACCCGCGCTTCGTCGAGATCGAGAACCTAATGGTCCAGAACCGTAAGGCCATCTTCGGCGGCGACGCCCGCCTCGGCAAGCAGTACATCAACGACGACGGCTCGTTCTCCTCCACCGTCTCCGACCTGGAGAAATACGCGGAGATCATGGGCGAGGGCCGCAACTTCCACAACGTCCTTGAGCACCCGGACCCGAAGTGCCAGAAGCGCCTGTGGCTGGAGCGCATCTATCGGGGCTTCACCAACATCAAGCCGCACTACTCCCTCGGCTGCACCTGCACGGGCGGCGTGCCCCGCAACGTCAGGACCTTCAAGGATGCGGACGAGCACGACGTGTGGGACCTCATCCGCCAGGAGTGCCCGAACAGGGCGTTCGACCAGGGCGGCTACCCCAACGCCTACGGCAGGCTGATCTTCACCCTCATCCGCGCCGACCTGGTCGGCCTGGTCCACGACTACGCGGAGACCCCGCTCATCGACTCCTACGTCTACTTGCGGGACAACGGCGTGGTCACCTCCGCCGAGGCCGTCGCGACGGTCGACCCGAACGGGCAGGACGCGCCCCGCGTGCTCCAGGAGATCGACATCCTTGAGCAGGCGCTCACGCACCGCGCCACGATGCGCGTGACGGCGTACAAACTCCTCAGGAAGATCGGCTTCGAGCACGCCATCGAGAACCTCTACGGGGCCGTGGACCTGACGGACGTGGAGCGCGACGAGCTCCTCAGGATCATCTACATGTCCGACTACCCGACCGAGGCGAGCGAGGTCGACTTCCGCTACAAGCTCCACCTGTGGGAGAAGGACATCAAGGAGAAGCTCCTGGCCTACGTGGCCTCCGTCGTCGGCACCCCCGTCGCGGACCGCGAGGCGGACCAGCTCGTCGCCCTGTCCGTGAACTCCCAGAGCACGGTCGAGGGGCTGCTCAAGGGCACCGTGCAGCCGATCAACTCCTACACCGAGCCGACCACCGAGATACCCGAGGGCAAGGACGAGTCCGAGGTCATGAAGTACGCCAAGATGATGGAGGCGATCATGTCCAACGAGTTCAAGCAGGAGCTCTACCTAGTTCTGGTCGAGGCGGAGAAGCAGAACGACCACGCTGTCATCGACCTGCTCACCCCCGTGTTCCACACGCCAGACTACCCCCTGGACGAGAGGGCGTTCTACAACATCCTTGAGTCCATCCGCATCGGCAGCAGGAGCCTCCGCGCCGAGCGCCTGGACGCCATACGCGGCACCAAGCAGACTGGGCTGGCCCTGGACCCTAAGAAGGACATGAGGCAGACCGAGGGTGAGTTCCACAGCAAGGACAACCCTGGCGGCTTCTTCAGGAACTAGCGAATGGCCAAGTTCACGCTCACTTTCTACACGGACGAGGACGAGGGCGGAGATCGCGGCGATAGGATCGCGAAGATCGCCTTCCAGCAGGGCATTGACGCCGACGGGCTGCACGACTTCGTGCGGAGCCACGTGGACTCCGGCTGGGTCACCTTGCAGTTCGACACCGAGGCCAACACCTGCACGCTGGTTCCCCCGACCCAGCAGGGCGTGGACGACGACGCCGCAGCCAGGGCGTGGGCCGACGAGACCGCCGCCAAGGTCGGGGCGAACTTCAGCGTCGCCCGCGCGAAGCTGGAGTCCCGCCTGACGGAGGGCCCGAACGAGTACTACGAGGCCCACTGGAAGCTGGACTTCAGCCACAGCCCCGAGTACTGGGAGGGCGAGCTCCGCAAGTTCCTGCGGGGCAGGCCAGAGCTCCTGCGCAGCCGCAGCCTTCTGGACACCCGCGTGCACTACCTCACGCAGCGCATCTACGTCTCGGAGGACCACCTCGCCGCCAGCGCGGAGTTCAACCGCTCCGGGGTCGGCATCAACTTCGGGGGCATGCCCCTGAAGAGGGCCCACTACGAGCGGTGCCTCTGGGACTCCAACGCAACCTGGGACGCCGGGTGGGCATCTAACTAATCATGACTACGGCATTCATCCATAGGAGCCTCGTGGAACTCAGGAGCATCCCCATGGATGAGTGCCCTTGCATGATCCCTGACGAGAACGACAACTGCCTCGACTGCGGGAAGCATATCGAGGGCCTGCCTGACGTCCCCGAGCCCCACCTGGGGGACATCGTCGGCATCGCCAAGCTGATGGACGCGACGGCCAAGACCTTCGCCCAGCTCGTGCGCGAGAACACCGACCCCAAGAACCCCTCCCTCCCCCGCCTCCGCCTCGTCGGCGGCCAGATGATGCGCCTCCCCCACAAGATGCTGTTCAAGGACCTGCTCGGCCCGTCCTACGTCGCCGCCAAGTCCCTCGGTTACCGTGGCACGTTTGAGCGTTGGGGTGAGATGGTGCAGGAAGCCGTCCCCGCTACCGCCTCCCTCTGATCTCCGATACAATTCCCTCATGCTCACCAGACGCGACGCGAGCTGGACGCAAGGCACGCACATCACATTCCGCAACCTCGGCAAGATGAACGGCAGCCGGGGCTACCAGAGGAAGACGAACATCTACGAAGTGCTGGAGAAGGGCGGTGGTGTCTCCGCCCTGTGGCGCAAGTTCAAGGCGAACAAGCTCGACAGGGAGATGACTAGGGCAATGGCCATAGACATCATCCAGGACGCGGGACTGAGCGTGCTTGAGCTCGCGGCGATCGTGAAGGAGACCAAAGGCGCGTGCCCGCTCATAGACAACCTGGGGGTGGACGCATGAGGTACTTCGACTCGATACTGTTCTGCGGGGCCGGGCAGTTCAGCGAGGCGGACTGCGCCCTGCTGAGGAAGCAGCTGGACGAGGGGCTGTCTATCCTGAGCGGCATACAGCAAGGCGGGGACCAGATCGACGAGCAGGGCCTAGACTCCCGCGAGGAGGTGGTGCGCGACGTCGCGGCCGCGCTCCTCGGGAAGACGGTCATCATCGGCGACGACCTGCCGTACCCAGGCGAGCTGGACGGCCCGAGGGCGGCGGGCACCGGGCGGCGCATCCGCGAGGTCCACGAGAGGTGGCGCGAGGCGCACGCCCTCGTGATGCGGAGGTGCGGGCTGCCCTGCAAGCTCAGGATCACGCCGGACGTGAAGATCGGGCGGCACAAGACGGAGGGCGGCAAGTGCTGGATCGAGGTCAACGACTCACTGGACTTCGACACGCCGGAGCACCTGATCCTGCACGAGGCGGCGCACCACGCCGCCATGGACAAGGACATGTGCTTCGACAGCGCGGAGTCGTACGACTGTGTGTTCGGCCACTGCAAGCACTGGGCCGAGACCCTGTGCGACCTGTACGCGCAGGCGGGCGTAGAGCTGCCGGAGGGCACCAAGTTCGATGCGTTCGCCAAGGCGGCGGGCATCCTGCACCGCGAGTACACCCTGCTGGAGGAGAGGGAAGATGCAAGACAATGACGAAGTGATGGAGCCACGCACGTTCGGCGGCCCGACCCTGATAGGCTGGGACGCGCTGAGAGAGTGCCTCCGCGACAAAGAACTGCGCGAGGGGAAGTTCCTGGAGTGCCTAGTTAACAGGATGAGGAAGCGCCAGCGCGTGGACATCCCGAAGGTGTCCCAGGCCGTCGCCAGGGAGCTCGGCGGGCAGTACGGGAAGTGGGCGTCCGACATCATGAGGAAGGGCGCGGCCATGACGAGCATAGAGGTGATCGGCTGATGGGTGAGATGCCCAACGCGTGGCAGTGCGACTACTGCCGCGAGCTCATGGTGCCAGTCGAGGTGAAGGACGCGCGATGGCACACGAAGTGGTGCTCCAAGTGCGGGGCGAAGCTCTACGACGTTTTCGTCGGCGGTGGCCAAGTCCATACCAGCCAGATATTTGAGGACGGCGAGATTTAGCCGGACGTTTCCGCCCGACCCGTGGTATAATGCAAGCGGGAAGAGGGAAACGGAATGAGACTAGGAACAGCGGGCACGCCCACCGTCTCCACGGGCGTCCAAGAAGAGTCCGACTTCGCGTTCGCTAACAACGCCGTCGCGTTCGACGCGTTCTCCAGCAAGCTCTACACGGACAAGCCGCGAGCCATCATCCGCGAGCTGTCCTGCAACGCCTTCGACGCGCACGTCGCGGCGGGGCACCCCGACAAGCCCTTCGAAATCCACCTCCCGACGCCGCACGAGCCCTGGTTCGCAATCAACGACTACGGCACGGGCCTGAGCCACGAGGACATGAAGGCGCTGTTCTCCCTGTACTTCGGCTCCAACAAGCGCGACTCCGACAAGTTCATCGGGGCCCTCGGCCTCGGCTCCAAGTCCCCGTTCTGCTACGACGGCAACGGCGGCAGCTTCAGCGTCGTGAGCCGCCACGAGGGGATCACCCGCTGCTACGTCGCCTCCAAGACCAACGGGCGGCCCAAGCTTGAGCGGATGGGCGACGAGATGCAGACGCCCGCCGCGCCGAACGGCATAGAGATCAAGTTCGCGGTGGACACCAAGGACATCTGGGAGTTCGAGAACAAGGCGAAGCTCGTGTTCGAGTTCTTCGACCCGCTCCCGGCCATCAACCTTGAGAAGTTCGAGGTCGCCAGGCAGAAGTACGTCCTGAAGGCCGACAAATGGGGGCTGCGCCAGGAGCCGAGGACCACGTGGGGCAGCGGCGTCCGCGCCATCATGGGCAAGGTGCAGTACAGCGTCGGCGACATAGACATCAGCCGCGCGAGCCACACCCAGCAGCGCATCCTCCAGATGCCCATCGACCTGTTCTTCGAGATCGGGGACCTGGACTTCTCCATCAGCCGCGAGGCGCTTGAGATGAAGCCGCGCACGGTGAACGCCATCCTCTCCGCCGTGGACGGCGTCTACGAGGAGTTCCTCAAGACCGTCAAGGAGAAGATCGAGGCGTGCGAGCACGTCTGGGAGGCGCGGATCATGCTGTACAGCCTCATCAACCAGGCGACGGGCCTCGGCAGCCTCATCAACGACGCCGTGAACTCCGGCAAGCTCTTCGGCAAGTACAAGAACTTCACCTACACGGAGCGCATGCCCCAGGTGAACGAGTCGCTGTACGACCACGCGACGGTCACCCGCTTCAGCCGCAACGGGCGCTCCAGCGCCAGGTCCAACAAGGCCAAGGTGATCGGCATCGGGCAGAACATGTCCGCCGACCAGGTGCGCGACTGCCGCGACCGCGCGAAGAGGGACCAGAGCCTCTCCGCCCCGTGGAAGTTCAGCATCGACGTGCAGCCCGACGTCCACTTCGTCATCAACGACGCGAAGGTCCCGGGCGACAAGTACGTCCACTACTACATCCAGAACGCCAGCGACAACGGCGGCGTGAAGACCGTCTACCTGATCCACCGCCGCGAGAAAGAAAGCAAGCCCGACCAGGTGGTCGCGGACGGCAAGAAGATGCTCGCCAGCATCGGCCAGCCGCCCTTCCTGCTCATGTCCGAGCTCCAGAAGCGGTACGGCGTCCACGTCGACCCGGCGGCGGGCGAGGCCCCGAAGCGCGAGCGCAGGGAGATCGTCACCCTGACGGACCCTGGCAGCCGCTACCGCTACACGACGGTCGGCTGGACCAAGACCTGGCAGAAGGCGGGGGAGCCGCTGCCGCAGGGCAAGAAGTTCTACGTCGCCATCGACAAGCTCGTCGCGGCGGACACCAAGTTCGGCGACGCGTGGGAGTTCCACTCCTTCGTGGAGCTCGTGCGCTCCAGCGGCAAGTTCGGCCTAGACCACTCCACGCCAGTGTACGGCCTGAAGCGCGGGTCGAAGCAGATCAAGAACAACGACGGGGAGTGGGTGGAGCTGATGACCCACGTGTTCGGGCGCATCAAGCGCATCATGACGCCCCAGAAGACGGCGCAGCTCAGCCTGTACCTCAAGCCGTTCGACGAGAGCATGTACCACGACCTGCTCAAGCACGTCGCGGCGGAGCAGCCGCTCTCGGCCGACAGCCCCGTGCAGTCCTTCGCCCTGGCCCTGGCCGAGGCGGACGCGCACGACGGGAAGAACTGGACGTCTTTCAGGAAGCTGCTCGACCTGGCCCAGGCGCGGGGCAAATACACGCCCGGCCAGCCGACGGACTTCAACAAGCAGTGGCGTGCCGTGAAGGAGTTCTACCCGCTCCTCCAGGCGATCGCCGGGTACACCAAGGGCTTCAACACGGCCTCCGTTAGGGAGCCCGTGCTAGAATACATTAGGATGTGGGACGAGAAGATGGCGGACGAGGCGGCCGCGAAAGCGGCTGCGCTACAGGCGCAGCAGCAACAGCTCGCCCTCGCCGCTACTGCCTCAGGAGGGGACAATGCCGCAAGCAATTAACTATTCTCTGAAGGAAGGCGAAAGCGTCACCGTCATTCTGCTGAACAAGCAGACGGGGCTCCCCGAGTTTCACCCGCTGCACGCCACGCACCCGACGTTCAAGCCGCTCGTGCGGGCGCTCAAGCGCAAGGAGTGGGCCCGCGTGCCGAAGCTCGTCTCGACCGCCGCGCTGATCGCGGACAAGTCGCAGGGCAGCGTCGAGGTCAAGAAGGGCGGCGTGTTCTACAAGGGCACGCTCGTGGACAACTCCCTGACCACGCGCATCCTCCAGATCATCAAGGAGGGCAAGCCCGTCTCCGCGATGCTCAAGTTCATGGACAACCTGTACCAGAACCCGGAGAGCTTCGCCATCGGCGAACTCTACGACTGGCTCAACGGCTGCAAGCTGCCGATCACCGACCGTGGCACGTTCATGGCGTACAAGCGCGTGAACACGTCCTACAAGGACTGCTACACGAACACCATCGACAACAGCGTCGGCCAGATCGTGTTCATGAAGCGCGAGGACGTGTGCAAGGACCGCACGCAGACCTGCTCCCAAGGGCTGCACTTCTGCTCCATCGCGTACCTGCCGAACTACCCCGGCGACAAGATCATGATGGTGGAGATCAACCCCAAGGACGTCGTGAGCATCCCGAACGACTACGACTACTCCAAGGGCCGGACCTGGCAGTACGAGGTCGTCGCCGAGGTGCCGGAGAACCAGCTCACGCGCCTGGTGAACCAGAAGATCGACATCAAGGAGTACCAGACCTCCGTGTTCAGCGTGGCGAAGGACCGCCGCAAGCTGCTCGCGGACATCCTGGCCCTGCCCGCCATCAAGAGCATGGTGCGGCACCAGCGCAAGCTGAAGGCCAAGAAGGTGAAGCGCGGGCGCAAGGCGAAGACCGAGAAGTTCATCCTGTCCGAGCGCAGCATCAAGAAGATGACCATCGGACGCCTGACGGCGCTCTACAAGAAGTTCGCGCCGACCGAGCCGCCCAAGCCGTCGTCCCTGACCGAGAACCGCCTGTACGACATTCGCGTGTCCTACGGCTTCTCGCGGGGCCAGGTCGCGGCGAAGATGGGGTGCTCCTACCGCAGCGTGGCGAACTACGAGAACGCGAAGTTCGTCCCGCAGGACACGGTGGACTCCTACCTGGACGCCCTCATCCGCCTCGCGCGGCTGGGGCCGACCGAGAAGACGGGCATCTCGTTCCCGAAGAAGACGGTCCAGAAGTCCAAGGCCGCCGCTGCCGCCGCCTACGCGCAGTACGACCCGCAGTCCGCCTCCAACTCCGTGGAGGACGACTCCGTGGAGGACGACTCCGTGGAGGACGGCGACGAGTTCGGGTACGAGGTGGAAGACGACGAGGTGGAAGTCGAGGACTAGGACTTCCCCACAAGATAGGGGCACCCCTCTTCCCGAGGAACGCCCCTTAAACCGGGCACCGGGCACCCCTCACCGTCAAGTCTCTCTAAACTTCGAACGGCGGGTGCCCGGTTTCCTTTTTGCCCCGCAAACGGCTGATTCCAGGGGGAATAAAGCCGGCCATTTCCCCCGCGCAAGGCGTATACTGTGTCAGGAGGGAACATCAAATGGCGAAGAAATCAGCAGCAGACGTGGCCGCCGACCTGAAGAGCAAGATCGACGAAGCCAACAGCACCCCGGAAATCCTACGCACCCCCGAAAAGAAGAACGCCTCGAAATCCGTGTGGAAGGGCTACATCAGCGCCTTCGGCGTGATGCTCATCCCCGCAGCCGCCTACAAGGCGACGGACGAGGACAAGATCGAGCGTCACATGTACCACTCCGCCGAGTGCCTGAACTCGCTCCAGCAGGGCAAGATGAACTGCGCTGGCTGCGGCGCGACGGGCGTCGACAAGTCCGCCGCCGTGAAGGGCGTCGAGATCAACGGCAAGATCGTGCTCCTGTCGGACGAGGAGATGGAGTCTCAGAAGCCCGCCTCCGACAAGGTCCTCAAGGTCACGGAGTTCGTCCCCGTTGACGCGGTGGACCCGACCTACTACGCCTCCAGCGAGTACCTCGCTGCGGGAGAGGGCGGCGAGAAGGCGTTCGCAACCTTCCAACAGGCGCTCGCCAGCAAGAACCGCGTGGCGATCGGCACCTTCGTGAGCAAGGGGCACCAGTTCACGGTCGCCATCCGCGCGAAGGGTCAGTACGGGCTGGTCATGTCCTACCTGTACGCGGAGCACGAGGTCCGCAACTGCGGCAAATGGAAATCCGTGCAGACCAACCCCGAAGAGGTCGCCCTGTGCGAGCAACTGATGACGGAGACCGAGTACGCGAAGGAAGTTTTCACAGCCGCCGCGTACGACCCGTTCATCGCAAAGACGCGCAAGATGATCGCGGACAAGGCCAACGGCATCGCGGCTGCGGAGCCGACGAAGTGCGAAGAGCCGAAGCAGGGCACCGACGACCTGCTCAGCTCGCTCAAGACGATGCTGAACCAGCAGAAGGCGAAGGCCGCGAAGGCGTAAGACGTTGCAGGTGCGGCAAGGGCGGGGTGTAAAGCGGCTCAGACGTGAGCAACGACGAAGCCCCGCCGTCGCACCAGTTCCGTAGCGGCTCCGCCGAGAGCAACATGTTCACCTCCACTCGGCCCGAGCCGCTACGAAACAGAGAGGAGACGGCACCTTGAAGACGGCGATGATCATTCTCGTATTGGCTGCGGTTCCCGCCCTGGCGCAGGAGCCGTCCGCCCCGATCAAGTCCGCTGAGACGGTGACCGTGGCCGCTTCCCACCCGTGCACGAGCGAGTGGAGGGAACGCTATGAGTGACAAATTAGTCCTGCGAATTCCGGCTGAATCGAAAACCCTTCCCGACAACGACCAGTGGACGAATCGCTTCCAGATCAACCGCAACCGACTCTACTCTTAGGAGAGAATTGATGCCGCGCAAAGCCAAGTCGAATTTCGGCGGCAAGCCAGGATACTTCGAGAAGTTGGCGATGGGCACGTCCCACCCGACCTACGACCCGAAGGTGGAAGGCTACGGCTCCGAGTCGGAATGGCAGAGCATCTTCAACGTCGTGATGGGCTTCGAGGAGGCGTCCAACGTCCGCAGGAACAGCAAGCGCGGACAGACCGACTGGCAGGTCATCGCGGAGATCAGCGGCGTGCATGTGGACGAGAGCAGCGTGTGGAGCGAGATCAAGAGCGCGTTCCGCAAGGCGTCCATGAACTCGCACCCCGACCGCGTGACGCAGACGGGCATGGACCCCGCCGTCGCGGAGGAGACGTTCAAGGAAGTCACCGCCGCGTTCGTCATGCTTGAGGACATCTATCGTTCGAAGGGACGGATTGAGTAGATGAAACGGGCGCATCCAAAGACAAAGGCGGAGCGATCAGCGGAGAACAAGGCATTCCGCGACACGCATCCTGACTATTTTTACGCCTATTCGCGGACGCCCAAGGCACGCTATGCCAGCATCAGAAAGAGCGCACGGCAGCGCGGAATCACTTTTGACTTAACGCTTGAACAGTTCGAGGCTATTACGGCTCGATGGTGTGTGTATTCAATACAGATTGAGTCTGGCATCCGGACAGGGGCGGACCGAAAAGACAACACACGCGGCTACAGCGGGGCGGGCCGCCAAGTTGCACCAGGCCTTGGCACGCATCCGCGCCATCGCGGCGCTTGGGGGGAACCTGCCCGACGACCGCCTCACGGGGCGCACGGGGCCGAACGACGACGCGCAGCGCGGCCTGATGTACACCGAGGCACGCCGCCTCGCCAACGAGGCGCTCAAGTTCACGGAGGGGCCATTCTAATGAACACGCCCAAGAGCACGCTGTACCTGCTAGTGTTCGTCGCGCTCGGCGTCTGCTGGGCGCTGGTGGTGACCGTGTACGCCCAAGGCGTCGCGCTCGCCGTCGCGCTCGCCGAGTACAACATCCCCGCGCCGTACGCGGGCATGGCGCTGGGCGTCCTCGCGGGCTGGCTTGTGATCGCGCTCGGCCTGCGCGTGTACTGCGGCATCCTGCACAAGAATGCCGTCCGCTGGGCGAGGTCCCGGCCGCCGATCCCCGTCACCAGCGGCAAGGACCCCCTGGTGCCGTGCCAGACCATGTACCGCCAGCCGTACATCAACTGGAGAGAGATGAGGTCGCACTGATGAGGACGCCAGCAGAACGTGCAGTACCAGGTCACCATCAACAAGAGGTTCTACGGCCAGGAGGAGTCGTTCGACACGCGGGTCATGGAGATACTGGTGCGCGTGGCGCGGGCGACGGCCAGGTCAGCGACCTGGTGGGGTGGACGCCGGAAAGGTTCGCGGAGATATGGAAGCGGAGAGAGTCATAGTCATAGGCTGCCGGGACGCGCACGACCGGGAGACCCTCAAGAAGATCGCGGACTGGGCGCTCGTCCACGGCTACGCCGGCATTCAGGGCCATCTCCACGGACAAGCTGGACATCTACGACATGACGACAAGGCCCCACAAGGGCGACGGGGTGGACGCGCTGAAGCGGCACCTGGACACCGTCGCGGTCATCACCCTGCACCTGTTCGGCCTGGACATGGAGCACGACGCCAGGTACGCCGACCTCCAGCGGTGCATGGAATCCTCCTTCGGGGGGCGGGGCTGGGGCAAGCACAAGAAGGACAGGTGGATGTACACCAAGTCCAACCATGAGATAATCGACATCTGCCTCGAAAGGGGCATCCCGCTAGTCTGCTTCGGCGACCAGCCGTTCCGCAAGACGGAGAAGCTGCCGCCCCGCGTCAAGAGGACGTGCGTGGCCAAGACGGCGACGTACAGGTTCCCGATCCACATCTACGAGAAGATCGACATCCGCCTATGAAGAAGACCAAGAAAAAGCGCCCGGAGATCGGCGTCGGCTGCCTGGTGGTGAACGCCTCCGGGAAGATCATGCTATGCAAGCGCCTCAAGCCCTACGGCTACGGCAAGCTCCCTCCCCGGCGGCCACCTGGAGTGGCGAGAGTCGCTGGCGGACTGCGCCAAGCGCGAGGTGCTTGAGGAGAGCGGCGTCGCACTGGGCGAGATCACCAACCTCGACCACTACACAGAGGAGATCACCAGGGGGCGGCACTACATCACGTTCTACCTGATCGCCCCGCTGCCGGACGGCCAGGAGCCGAGGCGCACGGAGCCGAAGAAGCACGGCGAGTGGAACTGGTACGACCCGTTCGACCTGCCCGACCACGCCTGGGCACCCACGAAGCGCCTGGTGACCAAGTGCGGCCCGCGCATCATCGCCGCCATCAACAGGTTCGTGTTCGACGCCAGGAAGAGGCATGAGATGCGCGTGGAGGCGGTCACGAAGCCCTCCGGGCGGAAGGGCGTCAAGATCACCATCGGATGAAAAACTGCGAGCACATGTGCCACCAGGGCCGCGGCCTGAACCCGTGGGTAGAGACCTGCCGCGTCTGCGGCTGCGCGAACCCGCGCTACGACGCCGCGAACGCCTCCGCCCTGCGCGAGGCGTGGCTCGTGGAAATGGAGCAGATGGGCTGGCGTGACATCCGCGAGACCGTGGCCATGATCGACCTCGTGCGCGCAAGCCTCTGATAACAGGATACTTTCAGCCCGGCCGAACCCGCCCCCTCCGGCGTATACTGTTGGAGGAGGGACGCCTTGATTAAAGCCGAACTGCTCCAAGACGCCACGGACGCCCAGGTCAAGCGTTTCATGACCGACCCGACCTACGTCTGGGAAGAGAAGCACAACGGCGACCGCCGCCTCATAGCTAAGCAAGGCCTGGACATCAACGACTTCAATCGGAACGGCGAGCCCGCGAAGGGGCTTCCGCCGAACGTCATTGACGCCCTGCGAAAGCACCCCCTCCACAAATTCGTGATCGACGCAGAGTACGTCTACGCCGAGCGCCCCGAGAAAATCTACGTGTTCGACATGCTGCACTCGGGCGACGACGCGATCGTCGCGCTGCCGCTGTCCGCACGCAAGGGATACCTGCACTCCGCGTTCGACGGCTTCCACCCCGACGTTCCCGTCGTGGAGAGCGCGGCGACCCCGCAGGAGAAGTTGGCGCTGATCGAGCGCATCATGCGCGAGCACGGCGAAGGGTTCGTGATGAAGGACCTGACCGCCCCGTACCGCCCGTCGGACGGCAACCGCCGCTGGAATTTCAAATATAAATTCTGGAAGACCACAGATTGTGTGGTTCTCGGACCTTCACCGAAAGGGCACGACAGCGTTCGAGTCGGGGTGTACGACGAGACCAATAAATTGATTGACATCGGCGGCATATCGCTAGTCAGCAAAGAAAAACTGGCTATAAGAACTGTAGTAGAGGTAAAATACTTGTATTCAACACGTAATCGTCACATAGTTCAACCATCGTTGCTACGCGTTAGAACGGATAAGGAAGCCAGAGAATGCACCACGAGCCAGCTTGTAACGGGCAAGGGCCAGTAGTTTACAGAATACGAAACCTGCGTAACGGAAAGAGGTATATAGGCTCCACGATGAATTGTGCGTCGCGGATGTACTACCACATCAATAGTCTGCGCCGACGCAAAAGCAAATGCTTGAAATTGCAGAACGCATTTACCAAGCATGGAGAAGACAATTTCGTGTTCGAGATCATAGAGCATTGCACTGAGGAGAATCTGATCGAACGGGAGCAACACTACTTAGACCAAAGACCGGAGTACAATATCAGCTTTATCGCCGGACCGAAAACACGATATGGTTTGAAGTCAACACCAGAACATCTGGCGAACATGAGTAAGGCCCTAAAGGGGCGCATCAGCCCGATGAAGGGGAAAAAGTTCACGGTGGAACACAAGCAAAGGCTAAGTGAGTCCAACAAGAACAAGCATATAGGAAACACCAGCCGCCGCATAGACTTGACCGGAAAAAACTTCGGGAAGTGGTTTGTAATAGGGCCGGGTAAGCGGAACGCCGAAGGCAAACTATGGTGGAGAGTGCGATGCCGCTGCTGTAACACCGAGAAAGAAGTGGAAGGCTCACTGCTTAGGAACGGACGTTCTCGAAGCTGCGGTAGTATCAAAAGGAATTCAAAAGAATGGCGAAGAAACGCAAACTCGACAAGGTTCAGATGGTGAAGGAAATGTCGCGTGACCGCATCGGTCAGATTCAGACCGAGAAGGTTGTGCCCCCCGCACCTCTTCCCCGACCAGGACTACGACAAGTGGGGCAACCCGCTCACGGAGAACGGAATGCGGATGCGCGGCGAGACGGCGGCGTGATCAAACTGCTGGAGTCCATGGGCGACGCGTGGACTCTTCTACGAGGAGCCCGTGCAGAAGGTCCTGGCGCAGTCAATGCACCTGTTCACCGACAGGATCAAGTACCCGCGCACCTAAATCAAAGTTCAGAAGCACCAACTTATCGGCTCCGCATATTTGTATGAACCTTTGGAGGGGGAATGCTCTCAAACCGACTCAAGGCGATGATTGAGCAGTTCAAACAACAATATCAAGGGTACGGCGCGCAAAGCGGTGCCCTTTACAAATGCGATGACGCTTCTAACCTTTTCATAAAGTTCGTTCGAGAAAAGGATAGCCTGTTAGTTTACGATCTGGACATCCACTGTTTCGAGTTCACCGTCAATGATTGCATCGGCCTCTGTCCATCGATCTATATGAAGGGGGAAAACGAAATGGGCCTATCGCGGGCAAGTTGGCATTGCATCGTGAATACCAAAAACGTTCTGATCGACTGGACGGCAAAACAGTACGTAGAGACAGCGCCATTCCCGCTCATCATTGTCAAACGGTTTTTGACGATTCAGAAAATTGACGGAGACTATTACAAAGCGATTCGTCCCGCTTATTTGCCGATCCGCAAGGCGGAACTTTTGGCGAAAGCTGCGGCAGTCGGACATGTGTAAAGTACCCACGGTTTACGAACTATGGTATACTTTGTATGAATGGCATCTGCACAACTACGGCTCTATCATCGACGAAAAAAGCTTGGACTTTGTGTCACCTGCGGTAACGTGCCGCCACGGGAGGGAATCGTCAGATGCAATCAATGTGCGTCCGACCGTTGCGAAGTCTCAAAGCGGCAGAAGGCTCGCCGCCCGAAAGGGGTTTGTAGGTCGTGTCTGAAACGAAAAACCGCGAAGGGCAAAAGCACTTGCCAAAAATGTAGAAGCAGAGAAGGATAAAGGTCTAAGCAGAAGTATCGAGAAATTCGACTTCAAGTAATCGTACTTTATGGAGGAAAGTGCCAGTGCCCTTGGTGCAACGTGACCAATCCGAAGTATCTCCAGTTGGATCACAAAAATAACGACGGTGGAAAAGAGCGGAAGTCATTACCCGCAACGCTTAGAGGGGGGCGGTTTTTTGAACTCGTGTTGAAACAAGGCAAGAGAGACGATTTACAGCTTTTGTGTGCAAATTGCCATCAAGCTAAAAGGTATGGCGGCTGCGCTAAGGAAGATCATGACCACGCCAATTAAATACCCGAGAACTATGCATTTTTTGTGGAGCCCCGGCCTTCAAAACGATGATCGTATGCTAGAATCCACCGCTGATTGGCGGGGTCGGCAGGTGATCGTCACCGAGAAGATGGACGGGTCCAATTGCAGTTGGTATCGTGACGGTATGCACGGTCGATCCCTTGAAATAGACTCCCACCCCCAATGGGACAAAGTCAAGGCCCTGCACGCCGAAATCGCGCACGAAATCCCCCTCGGTTGGCGAATATCGGGGGAGAACATGACCGCCGTCCACTCGATCAAATATGACGATTTGCTCTCACTCTTCTTGGTGTACTCGATCTGGAACGAGGACAATTACTGCCTAAGCTGGAGTGAGACGGTGGAGTGGTGCGCGTTGCTCAATTTGGTGCATGTCCCCGTGATCTACTGGGGTGGGTATAGCGACGGTGTCTGTAAGGGTTTGTGCGGTCAGTTGGATACTAATGTACAGGAAGGGCTGGTTGTTCGCCCAGCCGATAGGTTCCATTTTCGTGATTTTTCTACCTCGGTTGCGAAGTGGGTTAGGGCTAATCACGTTCGTTCGAATTCGGAGCATTGGAGCACGGGAAATATTCAATTCAACGGGGTTAAATGAACCCTGTGAATTTTGCTTTTTTGCGTTCCAGAAAGACTGTGGAACCGTCATACATATAGTGATAAACACGGCGCAAGTTTTCGATGTTAGAAATGCAAACGTTCCTACCCTTTTGTGCGTTTGGCGGATTGGTCGTGCGGATGCCGTTGGCGTGTAGGCCATTCCGTAAGGCGGGAGCCGCAGAATGAATTGACCAACGCCCATAGTTGGAACGAACTGCGCCAATGTTTCCATCAGCGCCGAATAGACCCCGCACAAAATGACGGCGAAGATAGTTGGGAATATCGGGAAAGATGGCGGTAAACGTTGTGTTCCATACTATACAATACTGTGGGCACAAAACATTTCTAAACTAACGAACACTGGATTGGTCGAATGCCGCCGAAGATCAATGACGATTACACGTGGGTCAGCTTGGGGATCATTCGATCTCCGATCCATCGGTGGGGTGTCATTGCCAAACAGACCATCCCGAAGAATAAGTACGTTATTGAGTACACGGGACAGTTGCTCAACCGTCGCCAAAACAAAGCGATTAGAGCGGACGGACGGCGGTATTGCTTCACTTATCTTACTGATGACCGTGGATACTGGACACTAGACGGAGCCGTGCGAGGCAGCGGTGCCGAGCGCGTTAACCACTCCTGCGACCCAAACCTTTACGCGGAGATTCGCGGGCATCGAGTCTACTTCTACTCCCTTCGACGCATCAAGAAGGGCGAAGAACTGACCGTGGATTACCAGTTCGAGTACAGTAAGACCCCCGTTGCTTGTCTTTGCGGGATGAAGAAATGCCGAGGCACGATCAACCTGTTGAAAGGCCAAGCATCCAAATGAAACGCTCTCCCGTATCCAAACGAATTGACGTAACGGGCCTCCTGAAGCGTCCGACTCTCTACATCGACATCGACGATACCATCCTCGCCTGCATCTGGGATGGCAGTGGCTTCGATCTCCGACCGAACGTCATGACCCAACTTCGGGTGCTCAAAGAGCTTTACAACGTTCGCTGGCTCACCTGCTGGCCGTATGAGCCGCTGGAACTCCTCTTAAAGAGCCTGTACGGGCAGGACATCTGGCGGGATACCGTGTACGAAGACTGGCGTGCTGGCTGGGAGAGCGGCAAGGGAGAAGGTACACGCCGTGCTAGACGGCCCGAAGGACTGGTACTGGCTGGAAGACCCTCTTTACGGTGAAGACTTGCTTCAACTGCGCTCGGCGGGGCTAGAACACCGTTACATCCGTGTTGAGCCCAGAGGACCGTGGGGATTCGCCGATGCTTGCCGAAAACTTTTCGAACTCACAAACTCTCTCAGGTCCATGCCCGTATAATACCGGGTTTAGCCCTTCGGCCCCGCCGTCCCGGCGCTGGGGTCGGGGGCTGCGGGCGCGGGAGCCGCGCTGGCGCTGGCCGTCGCGGAGTTCGTGTTCGTGTTGTCGTTGTTCACGTTTACGTCGACCGTCGGGGCGGACGTCGGGTCCGGCCACTTCTGGTAGACGAGGGCGTGGCCGCCGAGGAAGCCGTAGAAGGCGTACAGGGAGCTCACGAACCCGGGCGGGAGGTCCTTGCCCGTGTGGGCGCAGTACGCAAACGTCACGCAGAACACGAAGATGGCGATCGGCACATGCGCGTCGTTGGTCAACTTGTCCAGGAAGGCCTGTATTTTGCTCTTTTGCTCGCCGAAGAATCCCATTGTAGTCCCTCACTTAGGGGACGGAAAGTAGGGAAAATCCCGACTATCCGGTACTATAGTGCAGGAACGAAATCGCAGCGGATGATACGGACTGCCCGGAGGAACACCGGAACCGAACGCCGCTGGTAGTGGGGGGCTGAAACCCCTCATGGGGGAGCTCCCTTGCCCCTTTCCCGTGGTTGGGAGTCCGTCGCGAAGGACCACGGGACGCCTTCTTGGAACGCCGCCTCCGGGCGGCGTTCCTCTTTCCGTTCTCCCCCGCCTTTTATTTGTCATCTCCCTTTGATACACTGGCATCTAAGAGGTGTGGACATGCCCAGAAGAGTGGAAGCCTACGAGGACCCCATAACAGGAACCGTCTACAAGACCGCCCAGGAGGCGGCCGCCGCCGAGAACAAGCTCAGCAGGAAGAAGCTCGCGGAGCTGAAGCGCCGTATCAAGGCGGGCAAGTTCTGGCTGCCGCAGGTCGGCGAGTACATCTACACCCGCACCTCGATCTCCTGCGACCATGGGGAGACCGACGTCGCGGGCGGCCTGAGCACGGTCGTCAAGGTCTACTTCGGCATGAGCGGCGGGGACCCCAAGACCCCGTTCGTCGAGATCGCGCAGCACGACCGGGGCGGCTGGAACTGGCGGATACTACAGGAGGAGCAGAAGGAGCTCATGAAGAGGCACGGCAACAAGTTCGCCTACCCCGACCCGGACCCGCGCGACTTCTACGACCCGCACGAGTGGCAATGATGGAGCCCGTGGGGTTCTTCAAGGACGGGAAGTGGCACCACCAATCGCCGAGGGCGAGTACAAGGCGATCTCCCGGTGGGGGCGGGCGTTCTACGGCCCGCTGCTCGCCTCCGACGGCAGGAGCATGGTGATCTGCATCAACGGCAACGTCGTGACCTACGCCAAGGAGGACCTGCTCTGGTTCGCCACCCGCTGGACGGGCGAGCGCGACGCGGGCAACCCGACGTCCGCCAACCTCCAGGCCATGCACCCCGACGGCCTGCTGTACCCGGACGCCCACCCGAACGGATGCGGTCCAGTCAACGGCGGCACGGACGGGAAGGGCTGGCTGCCCCGCAAATGAGCTACACCGTGGTGTTCCTCAGGAGGCCCTGCCAGATGCACGTGCTGATGAACCGCCCGGGGTTCCTGTGCGGGATGCCCACGGTGGACTTCGTGGAGCCGCCCCAGGGCGTGGCCGCGCAGGCGAGGTTCTGGCTCTGCGCCGAGCACTTTGACACGTTCACGAAGATCATGGGCTACCAGATATACGGCAGGTCCCTCAGATGATCCTGACCGAGTTCATCCTGGCCTTCCGCGAGAAGGCCGCGGAGCTGAGGGGGAAGTGCTTCTACTGCGGGGCGCAGACCGAGAAGGGGCTCAAGGAGTCCGCCGTGCTCTTCCAGACCATGGACCACGTCATCCCCAAGAGCACGTGGAGCAGGAAGGGCCCCGACGCCCCCGTGAACCTCGTGGACGGCCACGCGAACCGGGTGGTGTGCTGCCGGAAGTGCAACGACCTGAAGGAGGACCTGACCCTCTTCGAGTTCAAGCGCCGGAGCGGGATCATGACGTTCTTCGCCGAGCAGACGCTCGGGGTCCTGATCGACGAACTGGACGACATCGACCACTGGGCGAAGCATGTCATCTACAACCGGAGGGTCGAGGGCAGGACCGTCAAGTTCCACGGCAAGAAGGTGGTCCGAGCGGTGCAGATGCCGCTGTACTTCGGGAAGGGCGAGCCGATATTCTGCGGGGAGGCGACGCCAGCGGCGGTCCAGCAAACTTTCGCGGAGCTGACGGGGGAGCAATGGCTGATCCTCTGGAGGCTGGCGGAGCAGAAGTACTGATGGTTACCATCGTTTTTTCGAGCGCCGCTGCGGGCGCGGCCGCATCTAATAGACGAGGCGGATTTTACATGGTTACGAGGAAAATACGCTGCGACGTGACAACGGTCGCAAACGGGGACTTTTCCGCCCCTAGAAAGAAGGGCTTGTGGGCGTAGTCCAGGCTGTGAAGCAGGCGCTAAGCCCGCAGGCGACAGGTGACCCGGTGAAGACTGGCATCAGGCAGCCCCTCGACCCAAGCAGGCGGAGTCAGGACGCACGAGACTTCGAAGACAAGATGCGGCGCAAGATCATCGGCCAGGACGCGGCCGTGGACAAGGTCGTCGGCATCTACCAGATGTTCCTCGCCGGGCTGAACCCTCCGGGGCGGCCGGTCGGCAACCTTCTATTTTTGGGGCCGACGGGCAGCGGCAAGACCCGCGTGGTCGAGGCGATGGCCGAGACCCTCTTCGGGTCCACCAACGCCTGCATCAAGATCGACTGCGCCGAGTTCCAGCACTCCCACGAGATCGCCAAGCTGATTGGGTGTTTCGTTCCCGGTTCCCGAGTCCTCATGGCTGATGGTACGTCCAAACCCATAGAGGATGTCAAAGTCGGAGATTTGGTCATCACTAAGGATGGCACTGTTCGTCAGGTGACTTTCCTGCATAGATATGAGCAAAATGGGCCGATGGTGCGGTTAGACATCGGAAATAGCAACGTGCCGGTAACCTGTACGCCAACACACATGATTTGGGCGATCAAGGCAAACCGGGGAAACAAAAGAGCGACTACCAAGGCGGGGCGTGATGTGGGGTCTCAGTATCTCCCGGAAAATTTGGAATATGTGGCGGCGGGGACGTTGCAAAAGGGAGACATAGTCGCCTACCCAAGGCAGAAATTCGTGTGGAACGCCGAACCCATGGCGATGGCGGCGAGTGTAGGAGCGGGGAGCGTGGGGGAAACAAGCTCCACACCAATGTCAGGAATCGTCGGTAAGACCATTGATTTGGCGGAGTACGGGAAAGGAGTTAAAGGATTCTGTTTTGATGCTACGCATGTATGGTGCAGCCAGGGGTTTAACCTTTCTCGTTTTACTAAATACGCCAAGAAAATCGGACTAATTGAAAGGCGGTTATCTTGGGGGGCTAAGTTAACCCGCTTCATCAGAATTGATGAAGCATTTTGCAGATTGTCTGGATTTTATTTAAGCGAAGGAGGCAACAGCAAATCGCGGAGGAGCATAAATTTCACATTCGGAGGTCACGCACAAGATGGACCATGTGTACAGGAGGTTGTAGAGCTTCTTGAAAAAGTGTTCGGTGGCGGTACAGTTAATGCAAAAAACCGAGGAGGGAGTGTTCGAATCTACTACTTCTCTAAGATTATTGGGTTGTTAATGGCCGACCTTTTTGGGGATTTCGTGCTAAGGAAACACTTGCCAGAGTGGTTCTTCAGGTTGGAGCCGAGGTTGCTGTGGAATTTCCTCGATACGGCGTTCCTCGGGGATGGCGGCAAATCCGTGCCTCGCCGCTTGGACTATTCTACCTCGTCGCCCGACTTGGCCTCCCAGATGCGGCTGATGATCCACAATTTGGGGTACACCACCCAGATGCAGCGGCATGAACGAAAAAAAGATAAACGCGGGTACAAGGTTTCACCGCGCTATCGGCTGTATGTCGCGGGGGATCAATTCATGCGGTTTGTTGACAATTTGCCCTCCATCCGCAGGAGTGCGAATGTGTTCAACCCCGGCAACGCTGGAATCCAACGTATGTCGCATGTGGATGACGACTATATCTATTTTCGCATCAAGGGTGCGGGCACGGTGCTTTACAAGGGGCTTGTCCATGATTTTTCTGTCAATGAAAAAACATCGTATGTTGTTGAAAATATGACAGTTAGCAACAGCCCGCCCGGATACCTGGGGCACCGCGAGACGCACCCGCTGCTCACGCAGGAGGCGCTCAACCAGTGGCACACGGAAAAGCTGAAGCTGTCGATCCTGCTCTTTGACGAGATCGAGAAGTCCTCCGACGCCCTGTGGCAGCTCCTCCTCGGCGTCCTGGACAAGGCCACGCTCACGCTCGGCGACAACCGCCGCGTCGACCTGTCCCAGTGCATCATCATCCTGACCTCAAACCTGGGCGCGGCCGACATGCAGACCCTCATGGAGGGCGGCATGGGCTTCAACGTCCCGAGGGAGCAGATCGTGGTCGACCAGGCGCTAGACGACAAGATCGACCGGACGGCCATCGACGCGGCGCGGCGCAAGTTCGCGCCGGAGTTCATGAACAGGATCGACGGCACGGTCGTGTTCAAGACCCTGCGCGACGAGCACGTCCGGCAAATCCTCAACATCGAGCTCGCGATGGTGCAGCAGCGCATCCTCTGGGCCGTCGGCGGCAAGCAGTTCGTCTTCCAGTGCACGCAGCGGGCCCTGGACGCGGTCCTGGCCGAGGGCACCGACCCGAAGTACGGCGCTCGCCACCTCAAGCGCACGATCGAGCGCCAGCTGGTCTTCCCGCTCGCCAACATGACGGCGACGGACCAGATCAAGCTCGGAGACTACATCGAGGTCGACTACGAGGGGCCGATCCCCGCGAACGGCCAGCCGTGCGAGGGCAAGTTCGTCTTCACGAAAGCTGCGGAGAACGTCATGGTCCCGAACCTCCTGAAGAACATCGGGGCGCTGGGGACCGCCGCCCCCACGGGCCGGGTGGTCATCCCGAAGAAGATCGTCTAACGTGGACCGCCTCACCAAGGGCCAGCGCAGCAAGCTGATGAGCAGGATCAGGTCCGTCTCCAAGCTTGAGCTCTCCGCCAGGGCGCACGCGGAGCGCAGGGCCGGGTGCGGGCTAGTCCACGGCACCAAGCGGTCCGGCCTGCCCGGGTCCCCAGACTACTACTCCAAGAAGAACAAGGTCGCCGTCTTCGTCCACGGCTGCTTCTGGCACGGCTGCCCCAGGCACTACCGGGAGCCGAAGAGCAACGTAGAGTTCTGGCGGGCAAAGATCACCCGCAACCGATCGCGCGACCGCCGCGTCCGCAGGGAGTACAGGGCGCTGGGCTGGCGCGTGGTCTCCCTCTGGGAGCACGTCATAGCTTCTTCCCCATGCTGATCGCGTTTGACAGGCTGACCGAGATTTTCATTAGTTCTTCCGGCGTAGCATTGTTCTTGATTACGTTCGCCCTAAAGCTGATGACCCATGTGTTGTCCAGAGTGTACCCCAACATTGGATTCTTCCGGTCGATCGACGGACTGTTCGGCTTGCGTTTGCCTATGCCCCCATCAATGGGAATTCCCAGCAACGGGCAGGTCTCTGGAATTTTTATGTCACGCGGGCTTAAATCGAATTCAAGATGATCACGTCTAGCTCGCCATTTGGCGGCTTTGTATAAACCGCCCTCTTTCGTGTGGCACATGCCGTGAGTGACATGCCCTCGCTTTAGATAAAATCCATAGAAGTAACCCTCCGCAATGACTTTGACCCCCAAGAACTAGAACAGTTGTATGCAATCGAATGCGAGTGCTTCGAACCCGAGTTCCGCTGGACCGAGCGCGTCTTCCGCAAGGCGCTGCTAGACGCTCGCAAGAAGGGCTACGTCTGGGTCGCCACGATCTCCGGCCGCATCGCAGGCTTCCTGCTCGCGGGCAAGGAGAACGGCAAGGCCAGCATCGAGACCGTCAACATCCCCAAGGTACACAGGCGCAAGGGCGTCGCGAGCAAGCTGATCATGGCCTGCGAGCGCGGGATGGACTCGCGCGGCTTCAAGGAGATCAAGCTGGAGGTCTGGACGGAGAACCCGGCTTTCATCGTCTATTGGAACCTGGGCTACCGCGTGAACGGGTTCAGGCGTAATTATTATAGATTGCATGCTCATGCGATTAGCATGTCAAAGAAACTTTGACAGTATTAGTCAAACATGGGCAAGAAGTTAGACCTGGTAAGACAACAGTTTGGACAACTCCTAGTCCTCGCCCTAGCCCCCTCACGAAAAGGGCGCACTTACTGGTTATGCAAGTGTCAGTGCGGGAACAAACGAGAAGTCGCAACCGCCAACCTGCGTCACGCCCAATGCCCAATGAAAAGCTGCGGATGTCTTCACCTCAACAGCGTCGGCAATTTTTCTGAGTTCAACAGGCGTTGAAGCGTTTTTTAGAACGTTTGCTCGAAAACTAATAATCCAAATGTTGTTCAGAGTATAGCCGAGAGACGAATCTATGCGGTCGATAGACGGGCTATTAGACGTTACTTTACCTTCTCCTTTTGCCAATGGCACGCCAAATACAGGACAGAATTCGGGGATTACTATGTCTTCTGGCCGGAGAGAAAACTTGACACCTTCCTTTTTTGCTCGTGTCTTAGCTGAGTTGTAAAGTGTATATTCGTATGTTCCCCTCAAGCCGTGTGTTTTGAATCGAGCCGAAGTGCGCTCCCTCGCTAAACATCCACAACTTTGAGACGCACCGTTAGGCAGGTTATTGGCGGCGACTTCTTTTTCCGTCCCACAGTCACAGCGGCACAGCCAGTATACTTGTTTGCCCTTCGTAGTTCCGCATTTAAGCACGAGCCAACGACCAAATCTTTGACCTTTAAGGCTGGCGGCATCTGGTTGAAACTGTCCCGTGGTATTACTATCTCGCACGCGCTACCTTGCGGCTTTCTTGACCTTCTTGATCTTCACGCCGAAGATGGCGTCCGCCTTCACCGGGCTGACGAGCTGCGCGACCACGCCCTTGTCCTTGGAGACGACGAAGGCCTGGAGCGCCCTGCCGGACGTGATGTAGCCCGCGTTGGAGTGCCAGCGGTCGATGCCGGAGAGGCTCTTGAGCTGGATGGCCGTCAGGCCGTGGATTTCGCGGATGACCTCATGGTGGAGGTGGCCCGTGAAGAAGTACTGGTAGTTGGACTGCGAGAACTTGTCGGCCGCTTCCTTGGTCATGACCGCCTGGAGGTCGCCTACCTTGACGCTGTCGCCGTGGTTGAAGCCGAGCAGCGAGTCGCCGTACAGGACGTACTGGCGGCGGGCCGGGGACACGCGGACGGTGACGTCCTTGGCGTTCTTGTACATGGCCTGGAGGTACAACATGGTCGTCATCGCGCTGGAGCGGTCATGGTTGCCTGGGACGGGAATCCACTCGACGGGCGCGATCTGGCGGAGCATCTCGACGTGGTCGTGGGCGAGCTCGCTGCCCTCGATGAGAATCTGGGAGAAGGTGCCGTCGCAGTCCTGCGGGGTGCCCCTCGTGGTGCCGCCCTGCGGGTTGTCGATGTGCAGCCAGTCGGACCCGGAGCCGCAGATGATCTTCTCGGGCTTGCCGAACTTGGCGATCATCTCGCCCAGGTTCGTCGTGTGCTCGATCAGCAGGTTCCTCGCCTCCTGGCGGTTGTAACTCTGGCCGGTCTCGTCCTCCCAGCCGTGCTTGCCGTAGTGCAGGTCGAACGGGGAGAGCACGACGGCGAACGGCTCGTCGGCCTTGCCGATGTCGAGGACAGGCGGCTTGTAGTGCGGGAGGTTCTTCTGGACATGCGCCAGGAGCGGCTGGTAGACGTTCTGGTCGAAGTTCTGCCACTTCTCGTGGTCGCTCTGGATGAGCCTCCACTTCTTCTTCTCGAACGCCTTGTAGAGGGACTGCTTCTTCTTCTGGATTATGTCCTCCACCATGTCGTCCTCGTTGCGCGTGAGGAGCTCCTCGGTGGTGACAGGCTCGGAGTCGTGCGTCCAGCCGTGGACCGACTTGTACTCGATGAACCAGTCGCGCCGCATTCCGAACGTGCGGCATATCTCGTTGATGGTCTCGGGCTTGCCCGTCCAGTTCGAGTACGCGTCCTTCATGGCGCGGTGCTGCGAGCCGGAGAGCTGGATGCGGACCTTGCAGCGGTCCAGGAAGGTGATGTAGGTGTCGGTCTCCTTGTTGTACGTGTACTTCTCGTCGTAGATGAGGTTGCTGTCGGCCTCGGTCAGCTCGCTCTCCTTGGGCGGCTCGCTCGCCTCCAGCCTGCACCCGGCCTCCTCAAGGAAGCCCTTAAAGCGCGACCAGTACTTGGCGAGCATCTTCTCGGGGTACTTCGCGTTCGCACGCCAGAAGTCGCGCCCGATCACGATCTCGGGGTTCGCGTCCTGGAGGCGCTGGGCCTCATGGAGGAGGTCTTCGCGCTTAGCCTGCGGCTGCTCTGTCAAAGGTGCGTTCTTCTTAGTTGCCAAAGTGTTCCCTCCGAGAAACAGCGTCTACGAAAGAGGCGCGTAGTCGTTCAATACTGCGGATTGCGCCATTATTTCCAGTTCATGCTGGCGGTCGGGTTCAGCAAATACTCCGCTCCTTTGAGAAGCAAAGCGGGATCATCTTGTCCGTGTCCCAACATCCTGTTGCAGTTGGAGCACAATAGGCCCCTGACTTGCCCGGTTTCATGGTTATGGTCAACATCAAAAGCCCCTTCTTGAACCCTGTCGCATACGGCGCAACGCCCGCCTTGAGCCGTGAACAAAAGATCGTAGTCCGCCTGCGTAAACCCGTTGTACTTACGGGCCAAGTGTCTTTCCCTGGTTCGCTGATGATCCTTGCTGTATCTCTCCTTCTCGTAGTCAGGATAGGCTATCCGATGACCTTTTTGTTTGCAGGTTCTATTACACCATTTCCTGTTTGACGAGCGGGGCTTTAGTATTTCCGCTCCGCATGCTCCGCAGATAACCGTACGATCCAACGGAATAGTCATCGCCAGCCCAGACTAGCCTTTACGAACGCCGCCGCGACTTGGGGGACGATCGCGTTACCATATCCGCGTAGTAGCTCCACCCTTTTGGATACCCCATAAGCCAGCGGGAAAGTTCCGGGTTCAGTCGGCCTTTGGCGGCCGTCCCTGTAGGGGAGCCACTCGCAGTCTGCCCAGAATCCTCCGGTTGCTGTTGGACCGTCCCCGCTATGTCCTTCAGGTCGCCCCTGTAGGAGCCCGGCTTGTTCGGGTCCCTCGTGTTGCCCTGCTCGCTCGGCGCGTTCCCCTTGTACCGCAGGGGCTTCGGCAGGCCGTCCGACGACGCGTCGAACGCCTGCGGCGTCGGCCACCCCGTGTACTGCGCCAGCACCGCCAGCGAGGTTATCGCCGTCCTGTTCGCGCCCGTGCCGTCCCTCTCGCCCATCCGTTTCTTCATCGCGAGGTGAGCCTCCGGCGTCTTGTTGTCGTCCCCCGCGACTGGGGTCGGCCACGGGGCCTCCACCATGTCCGCCTGCTGGAACAGCCCTGGGTAGTCCTTCCCGTTCACCCGCGAGTAGCGCCCCATCGTCTCGCCCGCCTTCGGCGTCCTCCACTCCGCGAGCAGCGCCGCGCCCCTGATCGTCAGGTTGCCGCGCTTGTAGGTCTGCGAGCCCCTGTCCCCGTCCGACTTCATCGGACTGGGCCATCCAATAGAGGCGCTGCCTTCTGTGCGGGGCACCGAGGCTATGTGCGCCCAAAACACACGACCCGACGGCGTAGCCTTGGGCTTCCAGGTCTGTCGAAACAAGGTCGAGCCATCCGTGCTTAATAGCCGCTTCAACCTGCTCCCCAAAAATTCGCTGAGGCCTATGGACCGCGATGAGCCTTTCCCATATAGGCCAGAGGTGTCGCTCGTCCTCGGTTCCTTTCCGCCTTCCTGCGGTGCTGAAGGGCTGGCAGGGGCAGGAGCCTGTCCAGACGGGGCCGTCCCAGCCTGCGAGCTCGAGGGCGTGGGCCCACCCGCCGATCCCGGCGAAGAAGTGGCACTGTCCGTAGCCCCTGAGGTCGTCCGCTGGCACGTCTGCGATGCTTCGTCCATCTACGTCTCCCTGGGGGATCAGCCCGTCCTGCATGAGCTTGCGGAGCCACTCGCAGCAGAAGGGGTCGATCTCGTTGTAGTAAACTTTCACCTCAATCAATACCGGATTGACGGCTAAGCTGAGCTTCTAGCCAATCCGCGAGGCGGCGAATCACAGCGGGGTCAGTACAGTTCTGCTTCAGCATGCTCGCTATCCAGGAGATTACAGAGATGTTGCCCCTTACGTAGCCCTGCTCAGGGACAGCGCGGTCTAAGGTAGGTGAGTCGTAATGCGAGCCTTTACGAGTATTGATCTGAAACGGCATGCCGAAGATCGGGCAGCAGTTATCGAGCGGCCAGGAGGCAAACACATCCTCCTTGGTGATGTTGAAAGGAAGGCCTCGCTTCTTCGCCCGGGACCTGGCCCCGTAGAACATTCCAGCAACCTGCGTGCATATTTTGCAGTTGTTATTGCCGTATCTGACGGGGGTTGGATGCCCCCGCCTACAGTGACTTTTTCGCCAACCTTTGGCCATTGAACTACCCGTATGCTGAATACTGAAGTTCGTTCTAACTTTTGAATTCTTAGGTGAGAGCCTCCCATGAAAACCGTCACAGCAGGCAAGCTGCCGAACATGCACAGCACGACGTTCAGGGGCATCCACGTCGTGATTAGGGAAGGCTTTTGGGCGGGGCCGCGAAAGTGCCTGTAAAATGAACAAAAACATCAAAAATTTGATCGGTCAGAGGTTCGGCAGGCTCGTAGTGACTGAATACGCAGGAGCCACGGCGGGCGGAAAAGCCCAATGGACCACCGTCTGTGACTGCGGCGTAGAGACCGTGAAGACCGGAGTCTATCTGCGCAAGGGCATTACAAAAAGCTGCGGCTGCCTGCGGGGAGAGAACACCAAACTGCCTGAGGGGGTATCGGCGAGAAACTCTATCCTGCGTTCCTACAAAAAGCACGCCAAGGAGCGAAACCTCGTCTGGGAAATCTCAGAGTCGTTGTTCAACGATTTGACTAGCCGTCCGTGTTTCTACTGCGGCGTAACTCCTGGCAACAAGTACTCTAAAAAGGACTCCAATGGCGTCTTCATCTACAACGGCGTTGACCGGAGTGATAGCCACAAGGGATACTTTTTGGAGAATGTGGTACCGTGCTGCGCGATGTGCAACCGGGCGAAGATGGTGATGATCCGGGAGGAGTTCCTCTCATGGGTCGATAGGGTTTACCTCCACCAGCACAAAAGCGAGGCGGCGCGTGCTTAAAGTGTCAGACAAGCTCCCCAACATGCACTCCACGATGTTCAGGAAAATCCCCGTCGTCATACAGTGGCCCAAAGGCTCCACAAGAGTTGGCGAGCGGGAGGACGGAACGCCGTTCAAAACTGAAATGACGGCTGACTACGGGTATATTCCCGACACGGTAGCCGCTGGAGATTCTGAGCGCCTGGACATCTACATCGGGCCGAACGAGGACGCCGAGAACGCCTACGTCGTGGAGCAGATGAAGGAGGACGGCGAGACCTTCGACGAGTACAAGGTGCTGCTCGGCTTCGACAGCCTGGACGAGGCGGAGGAGACCTACCTGGAGCACGTCGAGGAGCAGCAGCTCGGCGACATCTCCGAGGTGCCGTTCGAGTACCTCTTCGACACGGTCATGGAGGAGCGCGGCGAGGACGAGGAGCAGGAGCGCGAAGAGATCGGCGCGGAGCTGGAGCAGGACGAGCAGAAGGTCGCGGCCGTAGAGCCGGACAAGGTCGACACCGACCCCGGCGTAGAGTTCAAAAGGATGTTCGAGTACCTGAACTCCCTCGGCTGGCTAGGCAGGAACCCGTGGTACCCAGAGAAGTGGCCGTTCTTCGCGATGCGCCTGTACAGCGACGGGTGGAAGTGGTCGCGGTGGGACAAGCCCGAGGCGGAAGGGAACAACCTCGCGGACCTGAAGAAGTTCCTGGCGCAGTTCGACCTCGGCAAGCTGAAGACCCCGAAGACGCCGACAACCATCAACGCGCAGCCTGTGCCCAGGAAGCTGAACGCGGGGCACGACGAGGAGCAGCACGGGGAGAAGCTGTCCGTGATCGACGCCTTCGTCAAACTCTACAAGCACGAGGTGGACTTCTACGAGGAGGTCGCCGCCATGGTCGCGGAGGAGCTCGACGGGGCGATCCAGGACGCGGGCATCCGCGCCATTATCACGCACCGCGCCAAGAAGCCGAACAGGCTGCGCGGGAAGCTCGTGAAGCGGGACCAGAACAGGCACTACCAGTCCTTCAGGGACATCAAGGACGACATCGTGGACCTGGCCGGGGTGCGCGTCGCGCTGTACCTCCCGAAGGACAGGGACGCGGTCGGCGGGATCATCGAGAAGCTGTTCGCCCCCGTCCGCGCCCCCAAGCGGTTCCCGGAGAACAGGAGCGAGGGGGACGGCGTCGGCTACGTGGCCACGCACTACCTCGTCCAGCTGCGCCCCGAGAACCTGCACAAGAAGGAGCTCCGCTACGCGGACACGAACGTGGAGATACAGGTCGCGTCCGTGCTCATGCACGCCTGGAGCGAGGTCACGCATGACCTGACGTACAAGCCGATCGCGGGGCCGCTGACGGAGGACGAACTCCGCATGGTCAACGACCTCAACGACGTGGTGCAGTCCGGCGAGGCGATCCTCAACGAGCTCCAGGAGGCCGTAGAGGGCCGCACCTCCAAGGAGCTCAGGTTCGACATCACGGCGGCGCTCACCGCGCTGGCCGGGAAGACGGCGGCGGGCAAGGTCACGTGGACGGAGACCATAGGCGTCGCGTCCAGGCTGGCGGCGCTGGACCAGAGCGGGGCGCTGAACGGGTACATGAAGGCCCTCGGCTGGGAGCAGATGGGGCCGTCGCAGTGGTACAGCCCGACCCACCCGCAGGACGTGGTCCACGTGTTCCACGACGGCTGGATTCACGCCCAGTGGGGCAGGAACATAGGCTCCGGGGACGGCGAGCAGGACCTCAAGGCGTGGCTCGGCCAGGTGGGCCTCGGGGAGGCGCAGCACCCGCACAAGCAGAGGCCCGTCACGCTCGGCGAGGGCGGCGTGCACACGAGCTACCTGAGGGCCAGGCTGGCGCTGTGGAAGGCCCACAAGGCGGACGAGCTGGATGACAGGCTGAGGGCGTATAATGAGACTCTGCCGAAGCTCCCGGTCGGAGACGAAAGGTACATGGAGCGGGCGCTCGACGCCCTGCACCCCGGCAAGAGCATGACGGAACTCTGGGCCCTGCCCAAGGACGAGTATCACAAGGTAATCGCCCTGGCGCAGGACTTAAAAAAGCAGGCAAACACCTAACCGCACCCCGAAGAGGCAGAATGCGATCCGACCGCACGCTCCGGAAATGGTATAAGAGGATCAACAAGTTCTTCGACGGCGCGTGCCCCGACCGGGTGTGCGTGCGGTACGCGAAGCCGGGCGAGGAGAAGCGGGAGATCGAGAAGAAGTACTTCGGCTGGGCGGACGACCCGAGCACCCCCACCTGGCCCCACGGCGAGAAGACCTGCCCGAACTGCCGCCACGACTTCGAGATCGTCCTGGACGAGAAGGCCCCCTGGATCAGCATCCTGTCCACCCTGGCGCACGAGATGATCCACCTCGCCACGAACATGAAGGACGACCACGGCCCCGCCTTTTCCCAATGGCATGAGTACATTACGGAGCGCGGCATCTTCCGGAAGCACGCACTCTATCGCAACCACACGCTTTTTTAACTATGACGAACGCAAAAATTACTCTAGGACTGAGCAAAAGCCAAATTAAACAGTTGCAGATCGGACTGACAAAAGGGGAACGCACCAAGAACAACAAGGCGCGATACTTACTTAAGAAAAAAGCGAGAGCGGCGGACTGCCATCCAGACCGAATTCTTTTCGCAAAAGGGCTGTGTTCGAAATGTTACAGAGAAAAATATCGCACAGAAACCGCTAAGGAATTCTACGCGAAACAGGCCAGCAAAAAATTTCGTGAACGACTGTATAACATGCCAGATGATGAGTTTCAGGCGCAACGAAAATCGCAAGATGACCGTTGCGCTAGTGTGTAGATCATAACCATGCAACCGGAGAACGACGTATGCTTCTGTGCCAGCGGTGCAACCGGGGGCTTGGGATGTTTTTGGAAAACATTCAAACCCTACGAAACGCCGCTGATTATTTAGAGCGGTTTGCTAAATCATTGATTTCAAATGCTAAATGTTCTGAAACTTCTCGGACCTAAGTAGGGGAAAATCAATGAGTTTGTTGGACAAAAAAGCAGCGAAGTTACCTAAAGGCTTTCGCGTTACCCTCCAAAAAGATAAAAGCGGAGTGTATTACGGCGTTATCTGGAAAGATGGTATTTTCTCAGGCACGTGTCCCATCGCGCATCAGCTTCAAGATACAGCCCGTGCTGCCGCCATTGGGTATGCTTGGGACATGTCAGGAGAACAGAGACCACCGGACAAACAAGCGTCTATGGACAAAGACGCTAAACTCCACGAGAACGCCTCGACGCAGATCGACGTTCCGACCAATGTTGCGGCGAAAATACTTGAGCTTAGCAAAGGGCTGATTCCTGATGATGCCCTCTCTGGGGATGGTCGCGTTGAGCATCTGCATTTGACCTTGAAGTACGGCGTCAAGCCCGACGCGGAGCTCCTCCGCCAGGCCCTCGTCGGCCAGCAGCCCTTCACCGTCACCCTCGGCAAGGTCATGGTCTTCGAGCCGTCGGAGACGACGGAGTCCCCCGTGGTCGTCGAGGCGCGGGCGGCCGAGCTCGGCCCGCTGCACGAGTCCGTGGGCGAGAAGATGGGCACCTTCCGCGACACCTTCCCCTACAACCCGCACGTCACGGTCGCCTACGTCCGCCCGGACGCGGCTGAGCAGTTCGCGGGCAGCGACGCGTTCGCCGGGATCACGTTCCGGGCCAGCGCGGTCACCCTCTCCAAGCAGGACGACGACAACCAGGTGAAGCTCCCGCTCGGCAAGACGGCCGCCAGCCCAGGCGTGGCCCCGGAGATTCCGCAGCGCCCCGAGGTGAAGCGCGACGAGCCAGCCGTGGAGCCGCAGCCCGAGCCGGGGCAGAAGAAGCCCGCGCCCAAGAAGCAGCCCAAGAAAAAAATGACGCCGCAGGACGCCGACAAGCTAGTCGGGGACGCGGCGAGGAGGACCAGGAAGAAGCAGAGGCCGATGCGACCCACGGAGACCCCGCAGTTCAAGGCGTGGTTCTCTGGGTCGAAGATAGTGGGAGCCGACCGCAAGCCCCTCATGCTGTTCCACGGCACCACGCACGAGATCACGGAGTTCGACCCCGCGAGGGCGAGCGCCGAAGCGTGGTACGGCCCCGGCCTGTACTTCACGGACTCGAAGATAGACGTGGCGGCGAACTACGCCACGGACAAGGGCCCGGACATCACCCGGAACATCGAGAACCGTGCGGACTCCATCATGGACGACCTGCGCGAGGAGTACGAGGAGGCGAACGAGCACAGCCTGGACTACAACTCCGAGGACTACAAGGAGCTGTGGGCCAAGGCGTACGACACGGTCAAGGGTGAGTTCGCGGGGCCGAACCTCGGCGTGACAATGCCCGTGTACGTCAACATGAAGAACCCGGTCTACGTGCTCAAGAAGGGCGGCACGGAGTTCAACATCGACTTCGACGAGGAGACGGGCGAGGAGTCCGGCAGCGGGCTGGCGCTGTACAACGCCCTCAACCTCGCGGGCGGGAACTTCGGGGGAGACACGGGCAAAATCTGGGAGAGGATCACGGAGAACGGCACCGAGTTCAGCGCGTGGGACTTCGAGGACGCCGTCCGCGCGAGCGACGACATACAGGACGACGAGGGGCGCATGGTCCCCGGGAACCTCATCGCGCAAATCTACCAGAAGATGAACTTCGACGGCATCGTCCAGGACGCATGGAACACGTTCGGCGGCGGCGCGTACAAGAAAGATTACGGCGACGACTCTGGGATAGGCATGAAGATGGACAAGGGCGCGAGGCACTACATCCTGTGGGACCCGTCCAAGGTCAAGAGCGCGATCGGGAACGTCGGCACGTTCAGCCCGAAGAGCCCCAGCATCGTCGCGTCCGCCAGCCCCGCGCTCAGGCGGTGGTTCGGCGCGTCCAAGGTCGTGGACGACAGCTTCGAGCCCCGCGTGGTCTTCCACGGCAGCAAGTCCCCGTGGGTCACGTCGTTCGACATGGGCATGGAGGGCACGGGCGTGCACGGCTCCATGAAGTGGGGCGCGATCTGGTTCACCTCCAGCGCGGAGAACGCCGAGGAGTTCGCCGACACGCCGGAGGAGAAGACCGAGGCCAGCATCGACGAGGTCACGGTGTACGGCAATGACCCGTACTACGCGGCCGTGTTCGACATTAACGGTGAGAGCCTGTTCGAGGTCGGCCCACACCCGACTGAGGAGGAGGCGCAGCGCGACGGCGCGACGCAGGCGACGGAGTACAACAAGCACCTCGGCGAGAACACGAACGTGCAGGGCTACTACCTGAAGATCGTCAGGCCGTACGTCACCGACCAGGTGCCGAGGGAGAAGGAGTTCGAGGCGGCTAGGGCGGGCAAGCACGACGGGATCATCGCCAAGGACGTGATAGACGGATACACCCGCAGCGACGTGTTCGTGGTGTTCAGCCCCGCGCAGGTCAAGTCCACGCGCAGCGTGAAGTTCGACCCCGCGAGCGCCCATCTCACGGCTGCGGGCGGGAAGTTCCCCTCGTTCGCGCAGTACATCAAGAAGAACGGCGGCGTGATCAAACTGCTGGAGTCCATGGGCGACGCGTGGAACCACTACGTGGAGACGGCGGGGATGGCCGTTGACGGCTTTGACGAGCTCCCCCCGGCGGAGCAGGAGAAGGCGGCCGAACAGTACGCCTATGAGGACCTGGCGAACCAATACGGGGACAGGGTGCACTTCTTCCGGGGCGTGATGTACCCCACGGCGATCTACCGCAAGGTTAAGCTGAAGAGCCGCGAGGAGCTGAACACGGGGAAGGTCGGCGTGTTCTGGTCCTGGAGCGAAAGCAAGGCTGAGGCGCATTGGAGCACGGGCGGCGGGAACACCGTCACGCTGAGGGCGGAGCTGGACAGCCCCAACCAGGTTGACTGGGACGACACGATGTTCGTCAACCTCGACCCCAGCACCGGGGAGAACGAGGACGAGTGCCGCCTGAAGGAGGGCGCTAAGCTGAGGCTCACGGGCGTAAACTGGGGCGACGAGCAGCAGCTCTCCGGCCAATGGGGCCAGCCCCCGCAGGCAACGGTCACGGCGGCGGTGGAGCCGGAGGCGAAGGAGCGCCTCGACACGCTGGGCCAGGACGTAGTGGAGGAGAGGACGATCGGAGACTACGACCTGTTCGTCACCTACGACAGGAACTTCGGCGTGTACCAGATCGGCATGCAGCGCGTCGGGATGGACGCCTCCGACATCGGGCAGCAGGCCGAGCGGCAGCGGCAGGACAGGGGGCGCGGCGACAGGCGCGAGCTCGTGGCCACGGTGCAGGGCTGGGTCGACAAGTACCACCTGCTCATCATCGGCAGCATGAACCCCGCAAAGACCGAGAAGTACGTCCGCCTGCTCCGCATGCTGGGGTTCAAGCCGATCCAGAAAGAGCTCATGGGCATCCCGTTCGCCATGCTGACGGACGGAACGGTGAAGCTCGGCTCCATCAAGATCGCGGGGCGCAAGGACGCCGTGACCAGCCTCGTGATGAGGGCGGACGCGGAGGGCTTCCCGGAGGTGCGGGTGCGCTGGGAGGGGCTGCGCTGGCGTCAGGTGCTCAAGGCGGTCAAGGCGATCGCGGGCGAGGTCGCGGGCCATCGCGTGCCGTGGGACGACATCCAGATATTCAACTCGCCGTGGAAGAGCCTGGACGAGCAGGAGGCTGGCTGGCACAGCAGCAAGTCGAGCGGGCAGGTCATGTTCGACGTGCTCAAGAACGGCTCGTGGGTCTCCGTGGGGGCGTCGTACAGGCCCGAGGCGGAGGCGCTGGGGGCCACGGAGCACCCGTGGGATGGCAACGCCGCCTACGAGCAGCACGCGCTCAACATGTTCGCCGCGAAGCAGGTAGGCAAGGACATCGGCGGGCAGCCCGAGTGGGTGCTGGGGCGCGTCGCCGCGTGGGAGAAGGTCGCGACGGAGATGGTCCTCCCGGCGGGCACCGCCCTGTACCGGGGCGTGGGCGAGGAGAAGGTCGAGCCAGCCAGCGTAGCGGCGGACGGCTGCCTGTGGACCACGCAGAGCCCGACCATGGCGAGGACGTACATCCCCGCGTCCGGCCTCACGCTGTACACCAGCCTGAGGGCGCTCGTCTCGCCGCCCGACGACCGCAGCGGCACGGGGGACGTCCAGAAGCAGCTCGGGTACGAGTTCACGGACGTCGACTACAAGGGGCAGATCAGGGCGCAGTCGTTCCGCTACCCCGCCGTCCGCGAGCGGCTCGTCTCCGGCACTCCGGTGCCCGAGAGGCCCGCCGACACGAAGGACAAGGCGGCGATGAACGCCTACTACGAGGCCTGGGACAGGCGCAACGCCGAGGCCGACACGAAGTTCGCGGAGTGGGTGAAGGCGAGGCTGAAGGAGTACGGGTACGAGCCGGAGAAGCGCGGCGGCGAGGAGAGCTACAAGCTCTACGTCACGCTCAAGAACGGCAAGGAGGAGCTGCTCCAGAACGAGTACCAGCAGGGCACGCTGCTCACGTTCGAGACGCTTGAGCCGCTCCGCATCTTCGACATGACGGAGGGCGGCAGGCGCGAGGGCGACCTGATGGACCCGCAGTACCGCGAGTACTCCAAGTTCGAGCAGCTGGCGAAGGCCGGGTACGACGGGGTCAGGATCGCGGACTTCGCGCAGTCCGAGGACCAGGGCAACGTGGGGCACGACGCCATCGGCCTGTTCCAGCGGGCGCTCCCGAAGATCAGGGAGGCGAGGCGCGAAGCGGCCGCGCACCCGAAGGACCTGTGGGCGGAGGCGAAGAAGTACGGCTCGCACAAGACGCCGCCGCTCAGCGACACGCGGTACGAGAACCCGGAGCGGGGCATGGAGACCAACGCCTACGCGGACATCCCGGAGAGGGTGAAGGGCATCTACGAGACGCCGTCCCTGGAGGAGCTCGCCCCGCAGATGTTCAAGCGGTCGTCGCACTTCCAGTTCCCGTCCTTCGCGGACTACCTGAAGGCGCACCCGGAGACCCTGGAGAACCCTGGCGACGAGGAGGAGTACGCCCACAAGGAGATCAACTACGACGACACGGTCGCCGGGCTGGACTTCGACTTCCCGCTCATCGTGTACCGCTCCGTGGAGCTGCCGGAGGGCACGCCGCCGAACTTCGAGGAGACGGGCGTGTTCTGGTCGTCCAACGCGGACTCCGCGCAGGCGTACTTCGGCTCCACGTCCATTTGGAGCCCGAAGACGACGGAGCCGAAGGCGGAGACGCACGAGGTCATGATCGCGGCGCAGGTGCTCAAGCCCGAGGACGTAGAGTGGTACCAGACGCTCGTGGCAAACGTGCTCAACCCGGAGGAGAACGAGGTCACCGTCGTCAAGGGCTCCCAGCTCCGCCTCGTGGCCGTAGACGGCAAGAAGGTGAAGAGGCGCATGATCACCGCCGCGTTCTCGGAGCAGCAGAATCAGGTGCAGCACACCGACCACAAGGCGATCGGCATGAGCAAAACGCTCAAGGGTGACCCGTTCGCCGAGGAGTACGCCCTCCTGCACGGCGGGGCGCAGCCGAGCCTGGGTCCGCCCGCGTCCGACGCCCCGCCGAAGGGCATCGCCCCGCACGCGGAGGGCGAGGAGGACCTCGCGGTAATGCAGGGCCAGGCGATGAAGCAGGGCGCTTCCCCGTTCGTCTTCGGCGACCCGTCGGAGAGAGACAAGACCTACACGACGGACAAGGGCGAGACATTCGAGCGCCTGCCGGGCGAGCAGGGCGACGAAACGCCCCCGAACAAACTGTTCGAGAAGCAGTACGGCAAGCCGTTCGACACGAGGAAGTTGCCCGAGTCGCCGAAGCGCCCCGTCACGGAGACGCCCGAGTTCAGGGCGTGGTTCGGGGACTCCAAGGCCGTGAACGCCAAAGGCGAGCCGCAGATGGTGTTCCACAGCACGCGGGCGAAGGTGGACTTCGAGGAGTTCAAGACGTCCCCCGTGAAGGAGGAGGGCGGCTGGGCGGCGAAGTCTAAGCCCGGCGACCCGTTCGACGCGATAGGCGCGTGGTTCGCGGCGGACAAGAAGCTGCTCAACGAGGTGTTCGAGTTCTACAGGATGCGCCGCAGGGGGCCGCCGAGGACGGTGCCCGTCTACCTCAGCATCAAGACTCCGCTCGTCGTGGAGCACCGCACCGACCTTGAGGGGAGGATGCACGAGCTCATCCAGAAGTACCTCCCGAAGGTCTGGGCGAAGTGGCACAGGATGTGGAACGAGCAGGGCATGAAGTCCCCGTCCAGGCTCGCCAAGGCCAAGGCCGCCAGGAAGGCGTGCGAGATGGCGGGGTACGACGGCGTCAAGATCGTGAACGACTACCACGGCGAGGCGTGGGTCGCGTTCTACCCGAACCAGATCAAGTCGGCGATCGGCAACACCGGGAAGTTCGACCCCTCCAGCCCGTCCATCACGGCGTCGGAGACGGCGCTGTTCGCCAGGGTCGCGGGCGACGTGCCCAGGCCCGTCCTGGACGCGGCGCAGCGGATGCTCGACGACTTGCACGGCAACACGCGGCTCTGCGGGGACAGCGGGGTTGTCGACGGATGGTGGGTCGAGACGCACACCCTCGGGTGCCGCGACGCGGCCGACGAGCCTGAGGAGAGCTGGCAGGAGAGCCACGACCGCATCCTTGACGAGTACGAAAATGACGGCATCAGCCACGTCATCATGGATGACAGCGGAATATTCGCCACCATGACGCCGCAGAGGGGGATCGAGAAGAACGCGGCCAAGCACGGGAAGTTCACGGGCGAGGTCTGGGCTAAAGAGTTAGCTCCGCCTCCGGTCATCTTCCAGATAGAGGTGCCGAAGGAGTCCCGTGATCATTTTAGTCAAGAGTCTGTGAAAGGAATGCTAGAGTTTTGGGCGTTCAAAGATCGCCCGCGCTGCTTTGTCAACGAGAGGATCGTATTCACGTTCGACGGGCGACCGTTCGCGGAAGCAAGGGTCCTGAGAATAGAGGAGCCCGGGAACTCCGCCTGTGCACAAACTAAAAAATACCGAGATTACTATAAGGTTCTGTGGTCTCCCAATACTGTTGTGAAGTATCAATAACTTGACTTTCACCGCCGCTAGCGGAGGTCAAAAATGCCGAATAACGGATACAAGTTCTCCGATGAAAGCCGCGCTAAAATGCGTGCGGCTTGGAAACGCAAAAAGGCTCGCGGATACAAGCATTTTCGGGTGCTGGGGGGCGAGGAGCAGGAAATAAGGGACGAGGCCCGCCAGCGGGGGGACAAGTACTATTTTTTCCAGCGCCCGTGCAAGTTCGGGCACAAGGCTAAGAGATTTGTTAAATCCACAGCCTGTGCAAAGTGTTCATATGACCAGCGGTATAGGCGGAGAAAAATCCGCCTCAAAAAGGAGCCTGAACTAATGCTGTACTACTCCGCCAAGCGGCGAGCGCAGGAACTAGGTGTCCCGTTCTCCCTTACGTTAGATATTATTCGATCCGTTTGGCCGAATGACGGACGCTGCCCGGTTCTCGGCCTAGCCCTAGAGCGCCACGGCGAGGCGCGTAACAATTCCGCCTCTCTGGATAGGATTGACCCCCGCTGCGGCTATGTGCCGGGCAACGTCTCCATAATCTCGCATTTGGCCAACAGAATAAAGTACACGGTTACAGACCCAGAATTTTTTGAGCGCCTAGCGGGCTGGATGGCCTTCCCGCGAGCCGGATTCGGTGATCCCCAGCATGCCTGTGTTCGACCGCGTAGTCGACGCTCCTGTTACCGCATGTGGGACACCGCGAGGCGCTACGCCTTGAAAAACAACGTCTCCTTCAACCTAAGCCCGGAAGACATATTGCCGGTCTGGCCGCGCGGCAATCGCTGCCCCATCCTGCTGGTTCCGTTTGAGAGGAACACTACAAGGGGGCCGTGCCCAACTTCACCGACCCTGGATAGGATAATCCCAAAACTGGGGTACACAAAGGGAAATGTGGCGGTTATATCCTATACCGCTAACAGAGCAAAAAGCGATGAGATTGATCCAGAAACCTTCAGGAAGATCGCCGCGTGGCTGAGGAGACTGGGAGGGGAAAATGGGTAAGTCTCCGTTGCTTAGGGCCGTGCTACATAAGGGCTTCGCAGTGACGGCGACCGAGGTCTGGGACCCTACGAAGTTCGTCAAGTACGAGGCCAAGACGGCGGCGGAGGCCAGCCCCGCGTTCTACCACCTCAGCAGGCGCACCAACCGTGGCTCCATCAAGGCCAAGGGGCTGCTGCCGATGATCAAGGAGTACAAGGACCTCAAGCGCAGGCCGGGGGTGTTCTTCTTCAAGGCCGAGGACATGGCCAAGAACTACGGCTTCTACTTCGCGCAGTACATCAACCAGGCCGTGGACGTATGGGAGGTCAGGTTGCCGGACGGCTACAAGATCAGCCCCGACACGCACCCCGACATGGAGGGCTTCAACGCGTGGGTCGGCTACGACTCCGTCCCGCCGGAGAACCTCAGGTTCGTCGTAGACACCGTCCTAGTGCCCACGTCAAAGAGCGAGCCGACCCAAGTCAAGAGCGCGGCGGAGGAGCACGAGGACTCGTTCTACTGGTTCGAGCCGGGCTTCCCCGAAGACGCCAGGAAGTTCGTCATGGCGAACAAGGACCAGGGCAGGACGGAGTTCTGCGAGAAGGAGTCCCGCGCCTGGGCCAGCAGGCTAGCGGCGGCGGGCTTCCCCGTAGAGCTCGTCAAGGGCGACTACCCCAGGCATGCCCGACGTCGCGCTGGTGGCGGAGCACTGGTGGGTGGAGGTCGGCGGCAGGATATTCGACCCGACCGCGATCCAGTTCGGCGACGCCAAGCCCGAGCGCGGCATGTACGTTGAGTGGGACAGGCACAAGCAGGACTCCGACCTGGTGAAGGACCCGGCGAAGGGCGGCTGGTGGCTGAACAGGACAAGCGCGGACAAGGTGCTCGACGTCGGCGGCGAGGGCGAGGAGGGCGACGAGTACTGGGCGGGCGAGGGCAACGCCGCGTCCGGCGTCCTGCCCGTGTGCCCGAAGAAGGGGACGGTGTGCCTCGCGTGGCGCTCCTCCCAGGTCGTGTCCCCGAACTGCTGGGGCACGATCGGGGGCGCTGTGCAGGAGGGAATGAGCCCGCGCCAGAGCGCGAAGAGCGAGATGGCGGAGGAGACGGGCTTCGGCGGCGGCATCACGCTCATCCCGGCCTACGTCTTCACCGACCGTGGCTTCTCGTACCACAACTTCATCGGCGTCGTGGGCGCGGAGTTCTCGTTCCACCCCGGCGAGGGGCACGGCTGGGAGACGGACCACATCGCGTGGGTGCCGTACCAGGAGGTCCTGGCGGACATGAAGAAGAGCCCGGGCGACTACCACCCAGGCATGCTCAAGCTGTTCTCCGCGTCGGGGGCCAAGATCGAGCAGGCGCTAGGCATCAAGAAGCAGGCCGCCTACACGCCGCTCCCGCCCGAGCTACAGGCGCTACGCGCCAAGTACGAGGCGCGGGGCGTGGCCGTGGAGCTCGCGGCGAGCGACAGGAACGGGCCGACCCTGAGCCTGGACGCGATCGTCGTCCCCAAGGAGAGGAGGGGCGAGGGGATCGGGTCCGAGTTCATGGAGGAGCTCGTGCGCTGGGCGGACGCGAACGGGACGACCGTGTTCCTGACGCCGTCCAGGGACTTCGGGGCGACCTCCGTGGGCAGGCTGCGCGACTTCTACGCCAGGTTCGGCTTCAAGCGCAACATGGGGCGCAACAAGGACTTCCGCTCCTGGGACGCGATGGTGCGCCAGCCGCGCAAGGCCAAGCAGGCGTGGCAGGAGATCGTCCACAGCGACCCCAAGGGCGACACGACGGGCGGCATCCTGGAGAGCGACGAGGAGCTGGCGGAGTGGGCCAGGGACTCGGCGAGCGTCGAGGACATGGAGGGCTTCATGAAGGCCCTCGCGGGGACGAAGAAGGTCGGCGTCATAGACGCCATGAACTCCTGGTTCCCGGGCGTCGGCAACGGCACGGACATGCTCAACAAGTTCGTCGCCGAGTGCAAGGCGAAGGGCTGCGACGCGGTCGTGCTCCAGGCGGCGGTCATGAACCAGCAGCGCGAGGGGTTCAGCCTCGTGAAGTGGTACGAGCGCCACGGCTTCAGGGAGTTCGGCTACAGCAAGGGCATCGGGCCGATGATGGTCAAGTGGCTGAAGCCAAGCCTCCTCAAGAGCAAAAAGAAGAAGGGCGGCGCGGTCGAGTTCAGGGACGAGAACCGCGACTACCACAACGAGCAGAGCGACATGACGCTCCGCGCCTTCGCCGACGGCAAGGAGGTCGGCCGCGTGGAGTACGCCATCTTCCGTGGCGAGCCGTCCGTGCAGTGGATCGAGGTCAACGACAAGGGGAAGGGCTACGGCCCCGCGCTGCTCAAGGAGCTCCAGCGCATGTTCCCCGACAAGCAGATCGACCTCGGCTACACGACGGACGAGGGCACCAAGATGGTGGACAAGCTCAAGTTCCGCGAGGAGCCGACGGAGGAGGCCCCGCTCTTCGAGGAGCTGAAGGAGCTCGTCAAGGAGAGGGACTGGCTACAGGGGATCGCGGACAGGTTCTTCACCAAGGAGACGCACACCGAGGAGGAGAAGGCCGAGTTCAGCAAGCAGATGGAGCGCATGAACGCCGTGCACGACCGCATCTGGGAGGTGGAGCAGGCTACCTACGGCAAGTCCCCCGCGAAGCGCCTCATCGCGTCTAGGGTCAACCCCGAGATGCTCAAGCAGGTGGCCTGGGAGGTGCGGGAGAGGATGCTGCCGGACAGGGACGCCCAGGGCGGCGACTGTCAGGAGGTCTCCGACTGTCAGGAGGTCTCCGACGCGATCGTGGACGAGCTGCACAAGCGCGGCTTCGAGGACGCCTTCACCATGCACGGCCAGTGGGAGGGGCTGCCGCAGCACCCCCACGCCTGGGTGGAGGTCGCGGGCTACCAGGTAGACGCGACGCGGGACCAGTTCGCCATGTTCATGGACGACCCCGCCAAGGAAGAGGAGCTCCTCGACAACCCCGTCATGGTCAAGAAGGCGGCGCAGGGACAGCTCTTCCCCGACTCCATGGACGCGAGGTTCCGCCGCTGGTTCGACGGCTCCAAGGTCGTCGACAAGCGGGGCCAGCCCCTCTCCGTCTACCACGGCACCCGCTCGTCCGTGGACTTCCAGGAGTTCAGCGTGTCCGGCCCGCCGTACCAGGACAAGTTCTTCGAGGACCAGCCGACGTCCTCGGGCAGCGGCGCGGACCCGACGGCCGTGATGGGGGCGCACTTCGCCGAGGAGGCGAACGTGGCCAACCAGTTCGCCATGGGCGAGGGGTGGACGCGCTCGCGCTACGAGGGCGAGAACCCGATGCCCCGCGTGCTCAAGGTCTACCTGAGGATCACCAACCCCAAGGACTTCGGCAGCGAGCACAACCTGCGCGAGTTCATCAACCAGGGGAAGGTGCACGGCGACGCGACGGACCTGGCCATGCAGTACCAGCTCGGCGTGGACGCGTGGGAGGCCGAGGACAACGCGGCGGCGCAGGAGTGGTACCAGAAGTACGACAGCGACACGGCGTTCCGCGCCGAGGCTAACCGCTACCTGTTCGAGGAGCACCGCAACGTGGAGGGCGACGACGTCCTCCTGAGCGACGCGGCGTACGACCTCGCCATGGAGGCCAGGCAAAGGCTCCAGACGGCGGGCCACGACGGCGTCCGCTACAAGAACGTGGTGGAGGGCGGCCACGCCTGGATCGCCTTCGAGCCGAACCAGATCAAGTCCGCCTGGGCGCAGCAGTACGACCCGAGCAGCCCGAGCATCACGGCGTCCAAGAGGGCGGACTGGACGAGGGTCGTCGGCCTGGAGGAGGCGGGGCCGGGCGAGTGGGTCAACGTGTGGGACAGGCTGCCGACGCAGGACGGCACGTACCGCGTCCGCATGTTCACGGGCATAGAGCGCGAGGCGTGGTGGAACAGCGAGCGCCGCCGCTGGCAGCAGAACGAGAAGCCAGCCAAGGGGCGCAACTTCCACCGCCAGCTCCAGAAGGCCATGAACTCCCGCAACTCCTGGTGGCTGGACCCGGCCGCCGCGCCGAAGACGGCGAGCGCCACGACCTACTACCACGGCGGGGCCAACATCCCAGACGCGGTCCTGGACGTCAGGAAGGGCCGGAGCGGGGCGATTTTCGTCACGACGGACGTGGACTACGCCAAGCAGTACGTCAAGACCATGGGCGGCGGCCTGTACGCTGTCACGCTGGACGACCGCAAGATATTCGACCCGAGGAACCCGGAGCACCTGGAGAACCTCCAGCAGGGATACCTCAACCTCGTCCCTGAGGACTACGCCGACGAGGATGACGCATTGAGCGACTATGAACGGTTCGTCGGGCAGAGCCCCGAGATGATGATGGACTGGGGCGTCGCGCCGGACGCCTTCGACGCCATCAAGTCGCTGGGCGAGTACCAGGGTATGTTCATGCGCGAGCGCCCGGGCAAGATCACAAAAGGGGAGAAAGGCTACGAGGTCAGCGGCCAGCCGATCGAGAGCGTGGCGCTGTTCGACAGGAAGGTGCCCGCCCGCAGGATCGCGTCCAAGACCGCCGAGGTGTTCACCAGGCAGGACCCGCAGCAGGACCCGCCCCAGCTCCGCAGCTTCGAGGAAGTCACCAAACCCCAGGAGGAGACGACCGCGCCCATCAAGCTAGCGGGCTGGGAGCCGCCGAAGGGCACATACTGGCACGGCACCACGTGGGAGGCGGCGAAGAAGATCGACAAAGAGGGACTGAAAGCCGGGCACGGCTCGAACCCGAAGTACCAGGACAAGTACATCTGGTGCACGACGTATCCCGGCAAGGCCTTCGAGCACGGGCAGTCGATCTCCTGGCACGAGCTAGACAAGCCCGACGAGGCGGCCGTGGTCGAGTTCGCGTGGGACGGCGAAGTAGAGCAGGACCCGGAGCACCCAGGCCAGCCTGAGTACCTGCGCGTCTCCTCGGACATCCCGCGCTCCGCGATCAAGCGCATCGAATGGTACAAGGGCGGGGAGAAGGTCAAGACGGCGAACCTCCAGTGGGTCAAGAGGGCGGCGGGCTTCGCGTTCAAGTCCTTCAGGAAGCTGTGGCACGTCGGAACCCTGAACCCGAGGGACAAGCGGGACGACAGCTACGAAGGCGCGGGGCTGTCCGTCAGCGTGAACCCCGAGGAGTGGCAGCAGATCGCCGGGATCGGTGGGGACCTGTGGGAGCTGGCGAAGAGCGGCAACAGGTTCGTGAACTTCCGCCGCATGACCAAGGCGCAGAGGAAGGCCATCCGCGAGTGGGGCGTGAAGGAGGGCTACGCCGCCCCGGCGGAGCTGTGGCGTCACTCCTACTGGGACGACGAGGTCGGGGAGGGGGAGTGGCGCTACTCGGACTTCGACTCGAAGGCGGAGGCGGAGGCGGAGGCGGAGGCGGAGCTCGGCGGATACGGCGGCGGCGAGCAGGAGAAGGTCGAGCCAGTGGAGGGCGGCCTGAAGGCGACGCCGAAGCTGGAGCAGAAGACCCTGAGGAAGAACATCAGCCCCGTGGAAATGGACGACCTGCTGGTCACCGCCTACGCCGAGGACGTGCTGGACTGCGACGGCGTGTGGTGGGCGGACACGCTGGACCCGGAGAACCTCTCCGCACCGAGGGGCGTGATCTTCCCGTCGAAGCTCCCCGAGTGGGCGAAGAAGAGGGTCAGCGGGCGGAGAAGAAAAAGCTCCGCGACGCGAGGAAGAAGGGGCGGTCTACCAGGCTAGCCAGGTGACGCGGTGCTTAGGAGGCGCGGGCGGCTCAAAGATGGCCCGCACCAGCACGGCGACGAGCCAGAGCACGCACCAAACAATCGCTGCGGACAAGACCAGCCCGGCGGTCGCTGCGGAGCGTCTCATTGCCCTATTCTACCCTATCCCGCAAGCCCCGAGTCGGATGACTTTCGGCCTCCAAGTAGGAGGCCGAAGCCATGCCCAACCGCTCTCAGTACCTTCTAGGAAAGAAGGCGTTCAAGTTCGACTCCCGCACGCTGAAGCTGCGGGACTACCTCGCCAAGTCCCTCCCCGCCGCACCCGCCGGGATCAACTGGATGCCGGGCGTCACGTCCTGGCCGATGTTGATGAACGACACGCTCGGGGACTGCACGATCGCCTCCGCGCTCCACGCCGTCATGGTGTGGATGGCCAACCAGGGCAAGACTTACGTCCCCACGGACGCCACGGCGCTGAAGTACTACGAGCGTTTCGACGGCTACGTCAACGGCGACCCGAACACGGACCAGGGCGGCGACGAGAACAACGTCCTGACGCAGTGGAGGAAGTACAGCCTCGACACGCACGTCCTGAAGGGCTGGGTCGACCCGCAGCCCGGCAACGCCACGCACATCCAGCAGTCGATCGCCTTCTTCGGCGGGGTCTACATCGGGCTCCAGCTGCCGGTCTCGGCGCAGACGCAGACGGAGTGGGCGGTCGTGCCGAACGACGGAGGGGTGTGGGGAGGCCACGCGGTCTACTGCCACGCCTACAACTCCACGGGGCCGATCTGCTCCACCTGGAACGAGACGATGCAGATGACCTGGGGGTTCTGGGACAAGTACTGCGACGAGGCTCACACCCTGCTCGGCGCGGCCTGGTACCCGAAGAAGGACGCCATCAACTTCAAGGACTTCGAGGCGGACCTGCAACTGCTGGCGGGCTAGCAACAGCCCAGTTCGTAGATAATCTCGGGCGCTGTGTCGCCTATGTAGCCGGATGCGGGGTTATTTCTCCGGCTTATTGGCGTCCCGCCGAACCTTCACGTCTCGCAGGTCTGCGTCTTCTCGCAGGCGTTGCGTTCCGATCTTGCGACAAGGTAGAGGGGGGACCCACCAGAAGCAGACCATCAGGAGTGCGAAGGCGACCACCAGCAAGCTCACGTTGGGCGGTTTTTCGTCCATGCGCCTATTCTACCAGCAGTTTCGGCTCCCCGCCATTCTTCGGCTCCAGCCCCATCTCGCGCATGTGCCTGCGGGACTCGCGGCAGTCGGCGCACGGGGAGACCTCGCCGCACTCCGCCTTGCGCCTGGTCTTCCAGTCAGCCTCGAAGTCGTAGTCCCCGTAGTGCTCCAGGACAAGCCCGGCGAGCTCAACCAGGGCGGCGTCGAACGTCGGCCCGCCGCAGTCCAGGTCCGGGTCGTGGAACTCCATCCTGTCCGTCTCCTGGTACCAGTCGCACGGGTAGTCGTACTCCTCCGGGCCGAACTCCAGCCAGACCTCCGTCGCCGTGTTCCTGCTGCGGTCGTCCTTGTTGACGCGCCCCGTCTCGTCGACCTTGGCGTAGAACATGCTGAGGTTCATCTCGATGGCGTGGCGGTGCAGGTGCCTCATCTCGCGCCAGCACTTGCCGCCCCTGTCCTTGGTGACCAGGTAGCCGTCGGCCGAGCCTTTGGCGTACTCCTCCGGCGTGATCTCGTGCCGCTCGCGCAGCATGAAGCTCGGGTGGTCGTGGATGAACCAAAAAGCTGCATGGGCATCGGTAATTTTCTTCTTCACTGTTTTCTCCTACAATTATTCCCGTGCCACTTGCTGCAAAACCGTTCCGGTACTGTCTTTCCGCAGTGTGGACAGGTTGTGCGGGCTGCTGTCTGCCAGTACAAACTGATCGCCTCCCGGAACTCCTCCAGCGTCTTGTCCAGCACACTGGGGTGCTCGCCCCACGGGTCCGCCACGGAGAGCAGAAGCGCAGCCCCCATGACGTACACCTCGGCGTGCCAGTCCTGGCACACGTTGTCGTACTCCGCCCCGAGGTGGACGAAGTAGAACTCCGCCCAGCCGTACTCCTTGCGGTGCGTGACCTCGCGCCACTGGCAGGCCGAGAAGCCCGCCGTCCACCAGTTCCCGTATCCGAGCATGGTCATTTCCTCTCGTTCGTCTTTTTCTTGATGCCGCTGTTCTTCCCCTTCTTGCTGCGGGAGCCGTGGCATGAGTTGCGGTAGGCCCTGGTGCGGCGGGCCTCCTTGGGGCGCATCCTGCAATAGGTGCAGTCGCTTATGTGCCCGTGGCGGTTTGTGCGTTTCCACCCATAGGTCAGTCCCAGAGGCTCCAGTAGCAAAGTGCTGAACGAGATCATTCCTTCTTCATAGACTCCGCGACCGCTTTGATCGCTTCCATGATTTCGTCTGTGGGTGGTTCCCAACCAAAGGACACCCACACACGAAGTCCCATCAGGTAAGCTTCCACCGTCCAATCCCGCATCTTCCGGTCGTAGTCAATCCACAGGCTGATGAACGTGAAGTCCACCCAGTTGTAGTCCTTCGGTTTGAAAATGGCGTTCCATTGACAGGCGGTGAAACCCGCTGTCCAGTATTCTCCGTATCCAAGCATTAGTGTTTCCCTTTCCGTGAGATTACCCAATCAAGGTAGCGAATAACCTTCGACGCCCACGACTGCTTCTCAGCGTATTGAGCACGAAGTTTCTTCGCGATCTTCAACGCCTCCGCTCGTGCTTCTTTCTTCGTCTTGCAGATGAAGCCGTTGCATGTGTGAATGCTCCCCGGTTTGTCATCCGGGTCATCGGGATCAACTGAGTCCGGGTGTTCTGTTGCCCAGTGCTGACTGAACGCGGTGTAGCCGCTGCCGTCTTCACACTCACCTGTCACCGTAATGAGTTCTGGCTTGCCCCACTCCCCACCGCCGATCCAATAGATTTTGTCGCCGACCTTAGCCGGACAAACTTCGCGTTGTTTCCACTGCGCCATTATTCGTCCTCGCTGGCGTCGTGCCAGTTCAACTCGTTCATCGCCTTACGCATCTTCTCCGGGTCATCTCCTAGCGCGTCCGCGATTAGCATCTTCGTGCGATCTGACGGCTCTGAGATCGGATAGTGCTCCGCCTCGAACTTCTCGATGGCCGCTGTCAGGCGATCAATGTAACCAACTTCGGCGTCCGTAGGTTTTTCCTTGTCGGACAGCAGTTCGAGTTCTTGAAGAGCGCGTTCGTTTTCTTCTTCAGTGGTAATGACTATTTCGTCCATGTTAGTCCCTCTTTTTGCAGTTATCGAAATGCCAACGTAAAATATTTGGTGGTGTCCCCTTGTGGTCACAGTGCGGGCAAACAATTTGTTCTGGTCGCTTTCCACAATTTTCAAAGTGCCAACGCTTCATGTTGACATATTGACCGCACTTACCACAGCGTGGGCACTTGACCTCTTTTTTGTTCAACTCATGGAAGCCCATATTGGCTACGTGCTTTTTCGTTTTTGGCTTTCCTTTCAATCGACTTGATTGAGCATCACGGTATTCCTTTGTTGGTGCTGGTGGATGCCAACCAATTTTCCGTCTACGTGCAGCTTCTTTCTTAGCCGCCTGCGACATTTTTCTTCGAGTTTCAAGGGACTTTGGACCTTCTTTCAAAAATTTGCCGCACACGTTTTGGTTTAACCAATCTGCTCGACGTAATACATCTAGCCGCCGTAACACTCGTTCCTCCCATGCGCGGGCTTGTTGTCCTGTTGCAAACACTTTCCGAACTTCAAACTCAAAGCTGTCCCTGCCGTATGAAGCAATCCTTCGAGCAATGACTTTGGACGAAGAGAAATACGTCACCCAAAGTTCTACTGGATTACAGCCTTTAGCGTATCTGACGCCGTAGTACTTCTCACCTGTGATTTTATTCCTCAAATAGTATGTGTATGGCATACGCAGTCCCTATTATACGCTACGTATTACACTTTTTGGGACTAATCCCACAACGAGTGGTAGTGCTCAGCGAACAGAGCCATCCCTTCCTCGAAGATTTTCTGGTCGCGCTCCTCGAGCTTGGAGGAGGCGGCCATGCGGGCGTCGGCCCTCGCCTCGGCCTCAGGCGTGCGGGGGCGGTCGAGCGGGTACTCCCCGAGCTCGTCCTCGTACAGGCCCTCTTGGATGCGGCGGCTGGCCTCGAAGGCGGCGACTATCTTGTCGAGGGCGGCGTCCCAGCGGTCCTCCGCGATCTTGAAGGTCTCGTCGGAGTGGGTGTAGCCGTCGTCGTTCTCGGTGGGCAGCCCCTCGAACATGGTTCCGGGGATGCCGTGCTTGTCCTCTTTGAGCTTGCGCAGCATGGCTGGCATCTTGTCGTCCAGCCACCAGTCGATGCTCCACGCGGCGCGGTCGTCCCAGCCGCGTGTGAGGCGCTGCCAGGCGTACTTGGCGGAGTAGTAGGCGTCGGACGGGGCGTCCCAGGCTCGTTTGGACCAGCGGCGGGCGAACCAGTAGGCTCGGGTGCGGGCGGGGTCGTGGCACTCCTCGAACAGGGACTCGAACGGTACGAGGCGGCACTCCTCGGAGGGGGTGGTGTTGCGGAGCCAGCAGTCCAGGCGGACCAGGCCCTTCTTGATCTTCTCGAACATGACGATGCTCTCCTAGTTACTACTAACGAAATCGCATTGTCATGCTCTCTCCTTGGGCTGGTTTGCCCCAGCGTGACCCCACACGCCAGAGCCTATTTGTAGACCGCTGCTAAGCGGATGCCTTATCGCCTTGCGGCGTATCGGGTCGGACATGTCCTAATAATACCACGGAAAGGCGAAAAATAGGCGGGAGCATGGCTGCCCCCGCCCCGTAGGCGCTCCGTGCCCGCCGGGTCTGAGCCCTCCTGCGGCGCTCCGGGCTGGTATGAAATGAACGTCTCTACTTAAAGGTTCCCGTATCTGCCGCCCTGATGGCGGCCGACAAGAACTTGCCCCGCGCCCATCCGAGGACGTTGTAGGAGGCAATCAGGAACCTGATCCAGTACCGCTTAAAACCCTTGTGGGTGTTCATGTTGCCCCCTGTGTTCTGTTACATGGATGTGCGCCGCGACCGCCCCTTCGTCCGCCCCACCGCTCCGGTTCCCTGTTTCTTCCCCTCGTCCAGAAGCGCCCGCATCACCTTCGGCCTGCCCTGCGCCGCGTAGTAGCGGTTGGAGAGCTTGTCGTTGACGCCCGTGTCGTCCTGGCCCTCCCACATGCGCTCCTTCCAGTGCACGACCGCCGCCGCGCCCTTCGGCCCGATCTGCGGGTGCCACACGTGGAGCACCTGCCCGGGCAGGGTCTTGTGCGGGCCGTAGAGCGTGTCCATGGCCCTCATGGCCGCGTGGTCCTCGCCACCCCAGCCACGGAACCTCTCGTCCCAGCCGCCCACGGCCTCGAACGCCTCGCGGGGCATGATCTGGAGCATGGCCCCGTACCAGTGCCCGACCGCCGGGTCCGTGTCGCCAAGGACGTGCTCCTGGGCCAGCGGCTCGGAGAACGGGAAGGGGGACCTCGGGTCCGACGCGAGCAGGAGCCTGGACGCCTCCTCCGTCATGCGGAAGAACAGCCTGTACGGCACGAACCAGAGCCTCTGGCCCTTCTTCCTCGCGGACCTGATCTCCTCGACGCAGTGCATCACGGAGTCGGCGGAGACGTAGCCGTCCGCGTCCGCGATCACGAACACGTCACCCCTCGCCTTCGCGGCGGCGTTGTTCACCGCCACGGACTTGGAGAACGGCAGGTCCGTCTCGGGGTCGTCGCCCATGACGACCTCGGCCCCTGGGAGCTGCGCCTTCCAGTAGCTCTTCAGCCACTCCACGTTCCGCACCCTCGGGTTGCCCCTGTCAGGGCAGCGGAACGGGATCAGGATGCTGACCCCGCGCCCGCGCCTCGGCCACAGCGCGGCCGCCGCGACGCTCGCGCCCGCCGCCCCGAGGAGTGCTGCCTCGACCATCATGTGCGGGTTCATCCCAGTTCCTTCCCCAGCGCCCTGTAGGCGTCGTAGATTGCGAATTTCACATCCTCCACCCTGAACCTGGAGGCCTCCGACATCTTCCCCGGCTCCCACTTCGTCTGAATGGACGCGCTGTAGTCCCTGAACTTGAAGTCCCCGCCGTCCTTCGCCAGGGTCTTCGCCACCTCGACGCGGCGCGGGATGCCGAAGGCGTCGCTGACGATCATGCCGTGCAGGGACGAGGTCACGATCCGCTTGCAGCCGCCGACCTGGCGGAGCACGTTGAGCGGGTCGCCGCCCGGGTCGATCACCTTGATCACAGTGCCCTTGGGCATGAGCGCGGTGAAGCGGGGCACCAGCTCGGCGTCGCTGAAGTGCGGGAGGATACCGAGGTCCCACTGCTTTTCTTGGAGGCCGACCAGCTCGTCCGCCAGTATCCCCGGGTCGCCGAGGGCGTAGTTGCCGGGCACGCAGCGGGCGGTCAGCGGCCCGCGCAGGGCCAGTATCTTGGCCGTGACGCCCGACTTCATCTGGTGAATCTGTAGCCTGGAGTTCTCGAGCAGCATGCCCGAGCCGAGGATGTAGCCGTCCCACAGCGGCGGGATGTGCTCAAGGATGGAGCCGATGGACGCCACCCGCGAGCGCGAGACGGTGTCCCAGGCCACCCTGATCCCCGCGAAACGCTCAAGCAAGAGGGGGGCCAGGGCGTCGCCGAAGTTCGGGACTTCGCGCCACCAGTACGCCTTGACCGGGGTTGGGCTGAATGGGTTGATGAGTTTCACCGCAGGCCTCTACTGAGGATTTTCGATGCGGCGAAATTTTTGGATTGGCGGGCGGAGGGTTTCGAGGGGTTACGTTTTGAGGGCGGGGTACTCGGATTCGTCCCGCGTGGACCCAACGGCGGTCACGGTGACTTCCTCGCCGTTGACGACCATCGTGTCGCCGGGCTTGACCGGCTCCCGGACGGGCGCGTCCGTCGACAGCGTGACGGGGCTCTCGCCGGGCACGACGAGCGGCACCTCGTGCGTGTGCTTCAGGTCCTTCGGGAGGTTGCAGTTCGGGTCGGTGCACTCGACGAACTCGGTGGCTGGCTGCACGGGCGTCTGCTTGGGCGCGTCCTGGAGCTCGTAGGCGAAGGTGAACTCCGTGGCGGTCGTCACGTCCTGGCCGTCCGGCACCTCCCACTTGATGTTGATGCGCTTGTCCTGGTAGGCCTCCAGCTCGCCCTTAGTCATGACGACGTTGTCCCCGAGCTTCTTGATGAGCGCGGCGGCGAGGACGGACAGGCGGCTGTTCTGAGAGTACATCTCGCGGAACTGGCCGATGAACTGGCCGACGACGGTCTTGGGGTCGTTCTTGAGCGCGTAGTTCTCCGCCTCAAGCTGCTCGGCGTGCTTCTTGCAGGACACCAGCATGCTCTTCTTGACCGCGTTCTGCTGCCGGACCAGGTCAAGCCCTTTTGCGCGTTTTCCCATTTTGCCTCTCCTTAGCTTTTTTCAGTATAGCTCGGGTCTCGCCCTCGTCCACCCTGCGGACGCCAGCGACCGGGGGCCTGACGGGGTAGCGGGTCACGGGGTCGGCCAGCGCCCTGTCGTAGTGCGCCTTCATCGAGCAGTTCACGCACACGTGCTTCCCGTTGCGGATTTCCTCTTCGCTGCCTTCGCAGGGCCAGTGCATCAGCCACTCGGGCGTCGTGCAGCCCTCCGTCGCGCACCTGACCATGCACCAGTTGCTAGGACCGATCATACCACCGCCGTGTCAAAAGTCACCATCGTCGCCTTCATCCGAGTCTATGTCCAGGTCGATGTCTTCCTCGGGGGTGTCCTCACCCTCGAACTCGGCGGTTGGCGTCCACGAGCCCTCGCCGTGTTCCGCCTCGAACTCGTCGAAACACTCCGCGCAGAGCCACAGGGCTATGCGGCCGCTCAAGCTCTGCTGCCTGAAGCGGGCTGGCTTGCCGCAGGCCTCAGGGTCGTCGGCCTTCTCCGTGACTTGGAAGCCGTGGACGGAGCGGCGGACTATCCTCTGGCAGGTCTGGGGCACGGCCTATTTCGCGACCTTGCGGAGCGGAGCTCCGTGCTGCTCCATGCAGCGGACGGCGAGCGCCGCGACCTTGCAGACCTCGTGGAGGGAGATTGGGAACTCGTCGGGGCTGGCCGCGTCGGTGTGGTGCGTCCACTTCTCCTGGGCCTGCGCCGCGTACTGGTTGAGCATGAGGACGAACTCGCCGAGCGTGTGGGCGCGGTAGTAGCGCCGCTCCGGCATGACGAAGTTGTCCTGGTAGTCGCGCTCCGAGTCGATGGCCCTGTAGACCTCGGGCCTCGTCGTCACGCACGTCTCTACGTCCCTCGGTTCCGTCGCCATTGTCGCTATACCTTCCCCGTGCCCTGGCACGTCGGGCAGACCTTGGTGCCGACCACGCGGGCGCTGGTGTCCACGAGGGGCTGGCCCGGCTTGATCTCCGCGCCGATCTTCTTGTCGAAGAACTTGTCCCAGTAGTGCTCGATCCCCACGGAGTCCGTGTAGATGAGGTCGTCGTACTTCCTGAACACCTCGCCGTCGGACGTGGTGAACGACGCGCCCCTCGTGATCTGCGAGAATCTCGTTGCTGGTCCTGCTGGTTGGTCCGCCATGTGGTGTTTCTCCTGCGTCCTAATACTCTGAAATCCTTAACTTCGTTTGTACGGCGTCCGCGAGTACGCCGTAAAACCCGAAATGCTCTCCCCTGACCCGTACCTGCCACTTCCCCTTCTGTCTGCTCCAGACAACGCCTTTGTGCCCGGATCGTCCTGGCGGGTGTGACGCGCTGATCCTGTCTTTGATTTCCTGGGCGAGGTGCCTGCCGAGGCAGTTGGTGTTGCTCATCATCCGCTCGGACAGGCCTTTGCGTGTCGCCGCCGAGTGCGTCCATCCCCTCCCGCGAGTGGCCTTGCCTTTTTTAGAACGCCGTATTTTTTGGCGACTCTTTTTAGTCCCCTATCCTTCGCTTTGTCTCTTCAGTGTGCTTGAGCCCAAGCCTGCCCTCTCCGCCCTCCGTTAAGTTCGTCAGGCGGCATTCTGTGCCTCTCATCCTAATACTGCATTTATGTGGATTTTTCAGCTAATTTCTTACGTTCGGTGGTTTGTCACGAAAGAAAGACAATTGTCACGATAAAAAGCGACTACCATCCGTATTATATAGAATGAAATCACGAACATGCATCACCTGTAACACCGAATTTTCGTATATCTCTCAAACAGGCGGACGAAGATTCCACTGTTCACCCGAGTGCAGGGCCAAATACAAAGAACAGCGTGCTCAAGAACGGAAACGAGCGAAGAGGGGGCTCACACGGCATCGAACCTGTCCTGTGTGCAAAAATCCGTTTTCTTATGAAATCGGGCAGGGGAAAGACAGGAAATTCTGTTCGCCCGAGTGTTACGCTGAGAACGCGCTGCGACTAAAAAAGGAATACCCCAAGCGATACGCCCCCTGTAGCACCGAGGGGTGTAAAAATCTAGCGAACCGTGTCGGGCTGGAACTTTGCGAAGCTTGCTATGGTCGCCTTCGCAGAAATGGGAGTGTGGCACGACGCGGGGCTAAGCTACGCAGTAAAAACAAAGCGGGATATATCAGTTTGATTATGGATCACCCCCTGGCCAGTCCTAGTACAGGATGTGTTTATGAACACCGAAAAGTGGTTTTTGACAGAGTTGGAGCAGGACCCCACCCTTGTTACTGGTGCGGAAAAATTCTTGAGTGGTCCCGTATCGTCATTGACCATTTGAATGAAGTAAAAGACGATAACAGGTTTGAAAATTTAGCAATCTCGTGCAGCCCATGCAACCGTGCGAGAGGCGCGATACTTCCATTCATCAAGCGAATGCAAAAAGAATCATTTCTCACGTTCGTTCAGTGTGCGACCTTGTGGAATCAGGCGGGGGTTGCTTAAAGATATGACTAGAAAAGGTCAACAATTCTCGTGGGATTCATTCCCCGCTCGTAAAGACGCTGAGGGCTACCATTGCCGGAAATGCGGCGTGATGCTGACGGGCCGTAAGACCGCATGGTGCAGTAAAGAATGTCTTAAGGAAGTTCGTCTGCTGGTGGACTGGAGTTACATCCGATCTCGTATCCTCCGACGCGATAAATGGAAGTGTCAAATTTGCGGCGGACGTGCTACGGATGTAGATCACATTATAGAACTCGCAGACGGGGGATCATTCCATGATTGGAGCAACCTGCGTGCGATATGCGTTATCCCATGTCACCGAGAAAAAACCGCACGTTCGCGCAAAGAACGTGCTGAAAAGAAAAAACAGGAACTTAAGATTCGGTAGTGGTCTCTTTCTTTGCTACGCCCCAGAGGGCCCGTAAGTCCCGTGATTTCCAGTTCATAGAGACTCCGCAGCTTGATGCGATGATATTCAAGTGCTCCCTCAACCGACCCGTGTTCGCCACGGGAGATGCTCAGGGCGGCACGCATGGCATCCTTCACGCGGGTCAACGACTCACGCCGCTTGTCCTCATCGCGATATTCCTTCCGCAGGCGGTTGATGTGCTCGTAACGGCGCGACGCAGTACGAGCAGTTCGAGGGGACGCTGGGCGTGGCCCCGGGCGACGGGCAGGGCGACAGGGCCGTGTCGGCGACGGGTGGAGGTAGCATGAAGGTGCCATCCCGCGCCCGGACGAAAAAGCCCGCCCGCCCGCCCGTATACTGTGGACGGAGGGAACACATGAAAACGATTCTGGCGGTCATCGGGATTCTGGTTCTGGCAGTGGTCAGCTTCGGTGTCATCGAAAACCATCAGGAACTCAGTCGCCAAGATGCGGCCCGCACCGCCGTCCGCGCCGAGAAACTGGACTCTTGCCTCGCGCTGGCTGACGACGCTTTGGACGGCATCCTCGCGGCTTTCAACGGCATCCTCGCGTGCAACTCCGCTGACGCCAACCACGAGTTTGACGGACTGGCGAAACGCGCCGACTGGAACGCCAAGGTGAAGCGGATGGAAGCCAAGGTTCAAGCCGATGCACAGCGCAGTGTGAAGTACAGCGAGTGCGTTGACAGCGTGGTGCGCACTCACCCCAATCCCGCCGACTCAGCAGCCGATGCCTTCGGCGCGTGCGCCTCAAAATATCTGTTCTAACTGGAGGAAACACGACCGCAGTCCGGAAACTCACATGCACCCGTCATGTCAGCCCCCGATCCCCACCGTCATCGGCTCCTCGACGGGCTCGTCCTCGGTCGCGTGCGTGCTGAGGTCGACCGTGAAGTCGGCTGTGCCTGAGACGCTTGAGTTGTACAGGTTGACTGTCGGCGTTGTGCTTGTCCAAGCCACAGTGCCGTCGCCGCTCGTCGAGAGCACGGAGCCAATGCCAGAACCGCCGTTGTCGACCGTGTTGCTCATCTGAACGTTGTTGCACGTCGCCAGCCCACCAGCATTTGATGTGTAGGTAAAGGACGATGGTGTGGTGTTGATGCAGTTGGTGCCCGTGGTCAGCAGACTGCCGCCTTGCAGCGTACCGTAGGTCTGCGTCTGCGCGTTGCCGATTGTGTAGGTATGGCCGTTACCATTCCAGCACCAGCCATACGGATTGGGGTAAACCCAGTTTGGGTACGTGTAGACATAACGAACGTTATGGGGCGGCTCTGTGCCCTCTACAAGAGCTTTTAGAGAGCGTTCCACCATGTCTAGCCGAGCGACCTCAGATAGAAGGTCTTGGTGAGTTTTGGTAACTTTCGCGAGAGCTTTTTCAGCCTTGACGAGAGCCTTTTTCTTAGCTTCCAACTCTTTGGAGGCTGCAAGCATCAATTTTGAATACTTGTTAGCCTTTATCGAGCCTTTTGTGACTTTCGTTGACTTCTTTTTCGATTTATTTGCCATAAGGCACCTCTAAATGGACATCTGGTAGTTGAATTTTGTGAAATGACACCAGAGTTGCCGATTTCTGAAGGTGTAATACTTCCCAATTTGCGGTATTGACAAATATGGGGTATGTGCTAAAACTGGTAGGTAAAAAATTTGGACGGCTAATCGTTATCGAGCGGGCTGGAAGTTCAGCACGAGGCGATAGCATGTGGCTTTGCCGTTGCGATTGTGGTAATGAAAAGAAAGTCCAAGGAAAGCTCCTAACACATGTGAACGAGTTTAGCCGGAACGTGCATCCAGCGGAGAAGGTCCCCGCCGTAATGGATGGCTACGTTGGCGATGACCGTGGCCACGATGGATACGCCGATGGAGATCATGAAGTGGTCGAAGTTCTTGGAGATGTAAAACGAAGTCGCCCACAAATGAAAAAGCCCCGGTTTTGAGGACCGGGGCTTCAGTTTAGAGGCTTGTCAGCTATTAGCTGGCCGGAGCTACGAACTGACGGTAGAACACGGTGATGCGAACCTCGCCCTGACCTCCACCAGCCAAAGTCTGGTCGAGGGTGACACGTACTTTATCAGCCGAAGCTTGTGTTGGACCGGTGACTGCGTCTATCGCCAAAGCCGGATTCCACTGGTTTGTGCCCACCTGCGTATCTCCAAAACCCAAAGTAGCAGCGGCGGTTGTAAACCGCGCTGCGGTTGTCGGGTCACCAAGCGCCATCGTTATAGGACTTGCTCCGCCTTGGACAGATACCAAGACACGAGCAACAACGGCTTCGATGATCGCGCCTGCGGGAAGTAAATTACCAGAAGTGTCAGTGAAAGCTGCTGCAACATCGAGAACAAGGTCTTCTGTCGCCTGCCCGTTGATCCATTGTTCGCCATGCGCCCCCGCCAGCGTTGTGCTACCGGTGAAATCCGGACCAGCCAAACGAGCGAGTTGCGCGGTGTCTGACAAATCGGTTGATGCAAGTGTGCCGACTGTAATATCTGCGCCCGTGCTGGATTGACGCAGAACTTGACCAGCACCGCCTGTTGACGCAAGGCTAACATGGGTGCCGCCGTTAGCAAGGGCAAGCAAGCCAGTCGTAATGTTCGCGGCATTAGTAGTGTCAGTCGTAGCCGAGGCTACCAAGCCCGAAACTTGACCGCTCGCGATTGCTAGCGAAGATTGAGCCAACCACGCGGTGGCCGTGCCCGTGGAACTGAGCAGATTGCCGCTGGAACCAACATAAGCCGATCCGTCCATCAAGGTGCCACTGAGGACTGCTCTGGTGATCGTGGCGTAGTGGCTTGTAGCGGGGGTGATGCCGATGCCACCCGCATTATCCATAGTGATATGGGCGCTCGCGGTGGCCAAATCCATGCCGCCGCCAGTGCCGAGGAAGTCGAACGTGCCCGTGGCGGTGGCGATGCGAACTTTATTTGTACTAGCTGCGGTGAAAATCAAATCGCTGCTAGCTGTGGCATTGACAGCAGAAGGTAGTACGACCGTGCCCGTGAAAGTCGCGCCAGCCAACGGAGCGAGGGCGGAAAGCGGAGTGCCGCTGTCCTGGACGCTGCCGTCGACGGTGTAGGTCAGCACGTCTCCAGCGGCGATCGTCTGGCTCGTGTTGGTCGTCTGGACCGCGTTGCCCGTGCCCACTTTGGAGTTGATGTCCGCAACCGCAAGTTGACGGTATGTCGGAGCCGCTGCGGACGGTCCGGAAGCCGGTCCGGCAAGAATCGTGTTTGCCGCCGCCGTGGCGAGCGCTGCCGCAACCGTGCCTGATGCGGTGACTGCGATGCTTGGGGTCGAAGACAGAACCGTGCCGTCGCCTGTAAAGGTGACGCTGGTGACCGTGCCCGCGCCCGGGATCATCGAGGTCGGAACCCAGTTGGTGCCGTTCCACTCGATGGTCTGGTTGGTGGTCGCGCCGGACTGCGTGATCTGCGACAGGCTGACGCTGGATGACGCCGAGGACCAGCCCATCACGACGGTGCTGCCGTTCAGGGCCGTCGCGGTCATGAGCTGCCCGACGATCGGCGGGATGTTCGGGAGCTGGAAGGTCAGGTTGCCGCCGATGGGCTGCGACTGGATGGACGCCTGCCCCGCGATGGACCCTGTGAAGATCAGTGTGTCGACTGTTGCTGTTGCCATGTTATGCTCCTACCTTTGAATGCTTTAGTTGAACTTTTTCAAGCTTAATGTGCAATTAAACTGTATCGTTTTTTGGCAGCGTCGCTCATTCTCAAACGAGTCTCCAAGGAATGACGCTTGCCCTTCATCGGGGAAACTCGTCCTTTGGCGGCTTCGCTCAGTTTGAGGCGGGTCTTCGGGGAATGCCGTCTTCCAGCCCTGCCCCTCAAAGCATCGCCTATTTTGCGACGACGTTCTTCAGAAAATGGTTTTTTAGAGACCTCGCGTAATTTACGGATATGATCCTCGGAAAACTGTCGCGGCTCATATAGCAAACAGCCACAGCTTTTTACGTTACCGCTTTTCAAATGTGCTGCCGTGACATTCTTGACAGTTCCGCAATCGCATTGGCAAGTCCAAACCGCCGCGAAATTTTTGCGAGTTGGATTGTAATGACCTGCAAATTCTAAGACCGTAAGACGACCAAACTTTTTTCCTTGCAAGAGTTCCAATCGTCGGACGCAACCGCAACTTTTGGTATTCCCGCTGCACAAGCTAGCCCCTAACGTAGTAAAAATTTTCCCGCAATGACAACGGCATAGCCAATGTGCTTTTTTCCCGCCACTTTTGGACGCGGTGACCTTACTTAGCACTTCAATTCCATTTATAACTTTGCCAGTCATATCTATGGCGAGTGTACTAGGCGGATATTTATAGCCCTGCGCTTTTCTCCTAAGCCACGCTTCCCGCATCTTACTTTTCCATTCGTTAGTATGCGGTCCGCTGAACCCCTCCCCACCCCTACAGATGTTGTAGCCGTACTCTGGGTCTTGGGACTTGAGGAATGCTATGAAGTCGCGTTCGTAAGCGTCAAGCTCGGGGCGAGTCTGGACGTCGGGGAGGAGGGCATGGATTGACCATACTTCCTTCGGGTGCTTGCGCATTGAGTTGAACAAGCGGGATGCCCCGCCACGGTTGTGTGAGGCATCGGAGAGCTTAGTCTGAAGGTACTTCTTCAAATTGTTGCCCTTATGCTGTCCGACGTAATACTTCCCAGTGACGCGATTGACGATTAAATAGATGAACATTAGAAGCCTCTATGCTCAATACTCCAAAAGTCAAATTTCCTGTCACTATAGGCTTCTCACGTACACGTAGACGAGGTTGCTGCTCGCCTGGAACTGCACCCAGCCGCTCGCCTGCGTGAACACGGAGGACGGTAGCACCAGGAATTCGACGGCCGTTGCGGTGGTGTCGAAGACCGGGACGGGGTAGTTGAGGATGTTCGCCGTGCGCCCCGTGCACGAGTCGGGGGCTGAGAAAACAGTGACCTCCGAGCTCGTGTAGAGCGCCCAGAACGTCGGGCTGGACGACGGAATCTGCGCCAAGTTCGGAGACGCGTTTGCGACGGCGATGTACGCTATGCTTAAGTAGTTCACGACCTGGCCCTGCGTATAGGTCGTCGTCGAGACCCACACAGGGGCGTCAGCCGCCGGGATCGCCAGGAAGGTCACGAGGTCGCGGCCTATGGCCGTGAAGTAGTTCCCGTTGAGCGGGTCGCACGCCTGATACAGCGCGTTCAGCTGGGTCGTGAGCGTGGGGTAGTACGCCAACAGGTTGATCGCCGGGTTGTTCGGTACCGCTGTGTACGCCATAGTTTCTCTCCTACTTCATGCGGCGAAGGATTTCCTTCTTCCACTGGTGGTTGTGGCGCAAGGTCTGAGACCCCGCCGGATAACCTTCCCTGCGGAGTCTGAAGTAAAAATTGTTTCCAGAGGCGTATCCAGACGTACGCCCGTGAACTCTACGCTCCTCCGCGCCACTGTCATCAGCGTGATCCACGCTTAACTGTCGGGGTCGATCACCTGACAGTCCGGCCATGAACAACGCAACTGCCCAGCAGGCCCGTAATGAGCCAGCACGTCCAACTTGATTGACTGCGCGTATTCCCTGTCCGCGCCTGGGTGAGCCAGACGATACCGCTGCGAATTGCTGAGCCCATCGTTTTTCCGCATGTCACCTCAAGTACGGCACTATCTTGTGCACGAAGCCGTGCCAGAACAGGTGGAGGATCACCTCGTGCAGGTGAGCCGCCGCCTTCGGGGCCAGGAACTCGAACACGCCCCATGCCGAAGCCACCGCGCCCAAGTGCAGCTTCACGACGTTGCGCCTGATCCAGGAGTCCGCCTTGACCGCCTTCGCCACCGCGACGTCGGCGGCGTGGTCGACGTTCACCGTGACGTTGAAGTCAAGGAACTGCGGGTCCTGCGGCATGCGCTTAGGCCTTCGGGGCCGCCGCTGGCGCTGCCGGAGCCGGGTTGGCCTTCACGTACAGGTAGGCCGCGAGGCCGCCGCTGGCGAGGGACACCAGGATGAGCAGGTCGAGCTCGCTGTGCAGGCCGTTGGTCACGTTGAACTTCGTCGAGTCGAGGATCGAAGCGCCGACCACGGACGAGATGCCGGACCACGCGCCGTGCAGCGCGGCCGTGCCGACCGCCTTGATGTAGACGATCCAACGCTTTCCAGCGGCTTCCTCAGCCGCGAACCAGGATGAGATAGACATGGGGACGAAGCCCTCCTATCCTTGTAGTGAAAAGTCAATCTAAAAAATCTTAATGATACGCAGCCCTTGGGTGGAGAAGATTCTATGGGACGTAAACCCCTCGATCTGGCGGGAAAGACCTTCGGCAGGCTCACAATAGTGCGTTTTCACTCCATCCAAAACCCAAAATGGAAAGGCAGCAAAGTGCCCAGCTTGTCCATGTGGGTTGTGCAGTGCGCGTGCGGGAGCCCTGAAAAAGTTATACGCGGCGTCGCGCTTACTTCAGGGAACACAAAGAGTTGCGGCTGCATCAGCGGGAGGGGTCGCGGCTGGCCGTCCGGGGAAAGCGACGTTCTTTGGAAGTACAGGCATCAGGCAAAAAAGAGGGGGCTAGTTTGGGCGCTGTCAGACTTGGAGTTTGACAGGCTAGTCACAGACAACTGTCATTATTGCGGTGACCCGCCCTCAAACGTACGGCATGGACTGTTCACGTATAACGGCATTGACCGCAAGGACAACATGGAGGGCTATGTGCCCGGCAACGCGGTTTCCTGCTGTTTCCCCTGCAATCAAGCTAAACGGGAGATGTCCTATGAACAGTTCCTCGCATTCATTGCCAAGGTAAGCCGCCATCTAAACCTCATTAAGGGTTAAAATGGCCCCCGTGATTCCCTGTACTCGTACTCGCGCTGCTCCACCTTGCCCATGAGGGTGATGTAGCCGCCGCGCTCCCCGACCCAGTCCCCCGTGTTCCAATACTCGATGTTGTCGCGAACCTCGTGCCACTGCTGGTGGGTGTGCCCGCAGAACACGTGCCGCGCCCCCGCGTGCGCCGCCCGCCTCAGCGCCCCGTCGCAGACCTTGCGGTCCAGCCTTTCCCAGTGCGTGTGCATCTTGTCGAGCAGGCGCGGGAGCCACTTCTTCAGGAGGTCGACCTTCTGCGCCCAGAGGTACAGCGGGGTGAAGACGCGCCCGAGCAGCGGCACGCCCTTGGCCCACAAGGCGTCGAACTGGTGCCCGTGGATCGCCAGGCACTTGACCCCGTTCCACTCCCACTCATACTCCTGGTGCACCTTGACTCCGATCAGGTGCTCCATGACCTCCGCGATCCCGGCGTCGTGGTTGCCCTCCACCCACACCACCTCGACTCCGCGCTTCGGGTTCGAGAGCCTGCGGATGTGGCCGATGAGCCTCCACTGCTCGCGGGTGAGCCGGGAGAAGTCGAGGTCCTGGAAGATGTCGCCGAGGAGGATGAGGCGCTTGAACCTGGAAGTCTTGAGGAGATGGAGGAGGTCGGCCGCCAGCGAGGCGCTGGAGCCGAGGTGCACGTCGGACACGATCAACGTATCACACTGCATGCGCGAGTGCTCCCCTGTGATGCGGGCAAACGCCATTGTTCTTCACCTTCCCCATCTGACAGTTGGCGCAGAGAATCTGAAATTCAGGAGGAAAATTGTTCCGCACTACCCAACTGTAGGTCTGGGAGACACCGCCTATTTGGCGACGGTGTTCAGCGCCGTCGTTGTTCTTGTGGTCAAGGGTCAGAAAATCCTCGATGGACTCCCCGCAGCACGCGCAGGTGCGCCCGTAATGGTCGAGAATCTGGTTGCGGTACCTGAGGCGTTTGGCGGCCTGCGAGACACATTGGTCGGCTGCGCAGGTAATGCAATGAACCTTGCCGTCCTGTGCTGGGGCAGGGCACCTCAGGCAGGTCCCGGCCTTCCTCCGCTTGTCGCGGTCATACCTACCGTTTGCTTGTTTCTGTTTTTTGTTGTATTTAGCCGTCGCAGTCCATCGCCTTCTACATATTGGACGCGAAGGCGTGTTAATTTCGTGCGAAATTAGAGCAGGACTCCGCCGTGAGCTCCGTCATCCTGCGCTCGTAGCGCAGCACGAACGACCCGATCAGCGCGGGGATCACCGGGGTGCAGGCGTTGCCTACGGCCTTGAGTCTGTCCACGCAGTCGGGAATCCCAAGAATGTCTCGCACGCCTCGGGCGTAGGCATCAGCGAGGGGTTCATCCGCGTCACCGCGAGGACGAGCATCTCCTGCGCCCAGCTCATGCTTCCAGTGATGCCACCCTTTGATTGCTTGCGCCACCTTCCGCTCGCATTCTGCCGGAACCTCCCATCCTCGGGCCACGTCCTCTCCAATATCGCAATGGCCGTGGGAGTTGTCACGGCACAGGACGAAAACTCGCCGCCTCTGGTACGGGGCCCCGAGCACGTCAGCACCCACCACGGCCGGCCAGCAGACGTAGCCTGCCTCCTCCATGTCGGAGACGACCCTGTCAGCTCCGTGATTCTTGAGGTTAGGAACGTTCTCAACGAGGACCCAACGGGGTCGGCATTCCCTGATGATTCTGTGGAACTCGAACCAAAGTCCGCTCCTCCTGGTGGGTTTGTCGCTGGTCCCGATGCCCCGTTTCCTGCCAGCGATACTGATGTCCTGGCAGTTGTGGACGATTGCTCCGTTGGCGACGTAGGACTCGTCGCCAGCGACGGAGATGTTGAAGACTGTTCTTCCATGTACTGCCTCGCTTTTCCTTATGGGCTTCCAGCCGTAGCTTTCGTCTACAAACGCCTGGCTGTTGACTTTCGCTAAACAAACCCTGTATTGGTATCTCTGCCTGGCAGTCCTGCCTTCTATGACGGCGGTGGGGGCGGGGTCACGGCCGCTCAGTGAGGCGACGGTGGCGTATCCCCTCTGAGAGAGCAGGGCGATTCCCAGGGCTAGAGCCGGGCTAACTGTGGTAGCCCTGAAGTAGCCAGAGCTTCCGGCCTTGCGGTAGAAGGACCCGTCTCCCGTA